TTAGTCATCATGTTTAAACATTGCCCCTAATTGATTCGGACTAAATCGCCAGCCATTTTCCCCACCGCAAATCGCATTAAAACACCATTCGCTACAAAAATATTTTGAGCGTTTTTGTTTGATGCCAAGTACGATTCCTAGCGCACCCCACCAGTCATACCTCATGTTTTTAGTTTGCTCGAAATAAGCCTTAATCCGCTCTTCCGTTATGTTTTGCAGTTCAATTAAATCCCACTTCTCATGTTCTAAGTACATGATCTTACTACGTACTCCACCATCTCGTATTGATGACGAATAGCAGACCTTAAAACCTTTATTTACGACAATTTCACAATGGCTATATAAACCTTTAGTAAGCTTACGAGTTAACCAATCTGATAATCGAGCCAAGATCGCTTTAGGTGTCCAGCCTGTTTTCTTGCCTTTATACAACGCTAAATAAACCTTACCTTCCGTCATTGTTGCACCTCCGTTAATGCTTTCATTTTTCTGATAATGTCATTATGAATTTGCTGTAATTCTTCTTCACTCAATTCTTCGTGCTTGAGCTCATACTTACGCATACGCTGCACCGCGAGTTGTTCTTGCAGTGTTCGTAATCCTTCAGCCTGTTTTAAAATTAGCAATGTTGCTGATTTATTATCAAGTCCTGCGACAGTTGCAAAACTTGATATATAGATGCTTACTTCGCCAGTAAAATTCGCTTCTTTAAATGCCAGAGCTGCAGATTCACGTTCTTTATATTCTTCAGCAAATCGATTCCATTTCGCACTAATACTAGCTGCTGTATCATCAATGCTATCAACTAGATTTTTAATGAGTTCACGCTTAATTTCAGTTTTCTTTTTTTTATCAACAACCCAGCTGTTTCCGTTCCATTTGTGTAATTCTGTTGGTTGTCTATCAACTAGAATGTATTGACTTTTAAAATCAATAAGTTGTTTAGTCTCAAGCTCTGATTCGTTTTCTACTTCCATTTCCACAAAATCATTTAAGTTTTGCGGAATAGGGAAAATTTGATAACTATTCAAATTTTCTTTTAAAAAATAGACTTTCATTTATCACTCCTTTATCGAATATCAATGCGTTTTACAAAACGACCAGCAAGATCTTGAATTTGTATTGTTGTGCCGTCTCTATCAACAGTCACATCGAATCTCTTGACTTCTACATAATCAGTAATTCGTCTACCACTACTATAGCTGTGTGCATTTACTTCACGAACATCAAGCCAACGAACTCTGCCACCTTTTTTACCTTCAATTTCTGCACCCACTTCAAAACTGACGATTTCAATATTGTTATTATCATCAAGGCTGTGACTTTCTGATGACTGAAGATATAAAATTAACGTTTTACCGAAGCACTTCTCTGATATAGTAATTTGCCCAGAACCCACGTTACCTTGCCAGACTGTTTTTAATGTGCCAATTTGAGACAAATTCTCTTGTGCCTGCAAAAATTGCTGATTTATATCAGCTTTTGCATTGGTGATTTCTAGCAAAGTTGATTGTTTATTCTCTTCTATTTTTTGTTCAACACTCTCAGATAACGCTTGCATATTTTGCGCAAGTGTACCCGCATCTAAAGCCCCAGCATTTTCAACAACACCGAATGCCTTCACCCAGAATTGCACGTCATCAAATGTGTTTTTTGCTTTGATGCATAATTTGAGAGCAATCGCTCGCGGTCTTGTTTCAGCTCCCCCCGTAGCCATTGGGCTATCTAATAGCGGATGCATAAATCCATTATCACTGAGATTATCATCAGTTGTAGTTGCAGTGCGTAATCGTGAATCTATAACTGTTTTCGTTTTGTCATAAAAAATATTACTATCACTTGAATTAACCCAGTGTGTTCTCACTTTGTGAACGTGCTTTTTAATCTCATCACTTTGCGTTTCACCAACAGATAAATTGTTTGATGCATTTCTAATAAATCGGTCTTCAGCTAATGGCACATTTGAAATAGAACCATATTTACCAACTAAGTAACGATATAACTCAGGGTAATTTTGCTGTGTAACGGTTGTTCTGATTGAATCAAAGGCAATCCAGCCAGTGGGAATGTTATCCACGGCAAAATAAGCCGTCATCCCTACATCGCTACGGGTTAAATCAGGAAGTTTGTTGCTGTTGCCCAACACTCGATACAAATCTCGAAAGGTTTGTTGGTTAAATGTCGAGCCGTTTGCTTTTAAAAAGCCAACTGGATTGGTTACCGCACGAGGGAATGACACCACCGCACCAGTAGGGATGCCATCGGTATTAAGTTTTTTCCAAGCCGACCAACTATCTGTCTGATAACTTGTCTGATGCCGCTCGTACATATCTGTGCTGTATGCTACATAAGCCAATTGACGGCACCAAGCACCATCACCTCCAGCAATAACTTGGATGTGACAACTGGTCGATACGGGCAGATTTTGAGAGCGGCTTGCTTGCGTAATTGCATAAATCCCATCAGTTTTGAGGGTGTTTAAATTTCCACGAAACTCTTCTACTTTAAAATTCCCAATACCGTAGCCTGCAAGTGTATTAGGCTTGCCTTCAATATCCGTATTAAATTGGGGTTTTGCCCCAGCGTGGTAGATTTTTTGATTGTTATATGACAATTCCCCATTTGCCCGAATACGAATGGTGCCGATAGCTCGGTTACTTTTTTTATACTCTATCCAGCCGTCGCCATCATTCGCCCCCATATTTAAGAGATGATTAGCATTTGCATAAGTTTGCGAATCAGCCACCCCAATGCCACGAAACCCAATGATTTTAGATTCAAAACTTTTGGTACCTTGAATCGATTCATTGCCCCTTAATCCTACTTTGCTCTCCGCCGTAGTTTTGGCTTCTACTGCTTTGTCATAGGCGGTTTTGACGGCCGCACTGTTTGCAACTGTGTCTGCACTATTGCTATTTACTGCAGAGGATTTTTTGCTGTTGGGGATAACATTGTCAAGTGAGCGAGTATTGGAGTCAATCAGTTGCTTGAGCTGATAGGCGGTTTTAGGCGTTAATGCTAAATCTTCACGTTGGCTATTGTAGCCTGTGTAGAGTTGGGTTATTCCTTGTTGTTGCAAGGTTGCTTTAGCGATTTCGTGGGTATGACCTTGCTCATCAACAAAATTCACTGTGTCTGCCGTTAGACTTTTCGGATGACTATAGCCTTTTGATAATGCCAAAATCGCATCACGCAATGAATTAACATTTTCTTCTGTTGGCTCGATATTGGCTTTTTCCAACACGGCTTTTAATTGATTAAACAACCACTGGTCTTTTTTGTCGTTCATTTGTTGAACATAGTTAAAGTCTTGCACTGTTGGCGTATCATCGCCTAAATGCGCCCAGCCTGCTTCATAATTAGTTTGAGAGAAGTCGGTTAAATCGCCGTTTTTCGCCCAAGTAATTCTTTTGAATAAATCGATTAGTTTTAACTTCATTTGTTATCCTTATGCGTTTATAAATTCTACCGTTACCTTTACACCTGCTGCCGTGGGAATCCACAAAACCGGCTCTTGTTCTACCGCATCCAACCTATTTTTTTCCATTCGTGTAATCGCTATATGCACATCTGCATCCTGTCCTTCTGTGATTGAAACACGCTCTGCTAAAAATATAGCCCTACAGGCTTCAATTACATCATCAAGGGTGCCATGTGAATGATTGGCGATAACTTTCCATTTAATTAATCGTCGATAATGCTCATCGAGCATATAATTAAAATCTCTAGAATTAGTTTGCGTGGCTAAATCACGAATAGGGGCTCGACTAAAGGGTTTTGCCTTTGATTGACCAGAAAAACCGAAATACCAATCGCCATTTACTCTAGCGAAAGGGCGTGGCATACCGACAATATCGCCTACGCCATCAAGTTGTTTTCCTATAGCGGTATCAATATGCCTTTCTGTAAGCATTTGCTTTAAGGTTGCTTGAATTTCGTGATGCGGTAAAAGAAGAAGTGATAAAAATGTGTTTAAGTTAGGCGAGTAATTAAATTGAGAAAGTAATCGCTCTCGCCCTAACTGCTTAAAATCATCATTAAGTGCGGTTAAAATATCTTTCATATTTTCTCCTAACTCATCACAATGATAGACGGATCGAAAATCGCTTCTTCATCAGGTGCGATGGTAATATTCTGTTCTTGGTATCTTGGCTCTGGATCGGTAATATTATTCGTTTTACCTATCTGAACGGTAACTTTTCCCACGCCTTGAACCTCAATGCAAGCAGCAATAAGGCGTTGATGAATTACATCTGCTCCCACGCCAAGTGATTTACCATATTTCAAGATATTGTTGAGTGCACTTACAATGTAACCAGCTCTCGCAATTTCATCTTCATCAACAAAGGTTTCAATGGTAACTTTTAACCAAATGTAACATTTAGTCGGACGACTAAATTTAATCAAGTGCGGTTGGTTTTGACTGTCTCGCACGGTAACTTCGGTTTGCCCGTGTGTGCCAATACCCAAAGGCTTAAATTTTAATAATGTCGATGCGATATCCGTATCTAAACCACCTTTGACTACCGCATACAGTGAACGCTTAGGAATACCATTAATCGTCTGATCTGCATCGTTTTCATAAATTCTCAATGAATGAACGCCCGCCACCTTGCTTAAATTGGCATAAAGTGAATCAATTGTACCGGCTCCATTTTGCCAAACACCACGATGATAACGTTGATATAATTCAATATCACTTTCTTCTAAACGACCGGATGCACCTTCAACAACATTGTTCACTTCAACAACGCCATCAATCATATTTACCAGTTCAATCATTTGCCCAATATCGGCTTTATCTTCACTAGGGCTTTCAGTGGAAAGCATACAACGCACGCCTAAGCGAGAAAGCGTAAGATTTTGGCTAACGGAGATAGAAAAGTGCGGTATAGATTGTGCCGAAATCTCAATAATTACATTATCATTACTCACATCGGCATAACTTATCGCTTTTAATTGATTGGCTAAACCTTGAATAATACTCGCACTTGATGAACGCATTGCTGTAAAACGATACGTCACACCATTAACTACGACGGAAAATACATCGCCCGTATTAATGGTATTTGAATTTAGCTCAATCCGTGCATAAGCAGCTTGATTTGAATCAATGCGTGCGTCTTCATCTGAATAATATAAAGTCTGTGTTGCTGCATTGCGCACTGCAGTATATTGGGGGATTTCAACGCCTGCATTGCCGTAAAAAATCACTGGCACCGTTGAATGCTCTGCTTGTAAACGAGTGACTCCTGTAAAAGAAACGGCGCGATCTAAATTTGCTCCAGTTGCGCTCATCGGATACATTGCACTATAAACGCTTTCGATAAGCTCCCATAAGGCTGCAAAGCGTTCTGACTCAATGTTTAACATCATTCCCATCACAGTTTCAGGTGACAAATCAATGTCTTCTCCAAACATTTTCTTCGCATTTTCATAAAGCTCTTTTAACTGCTCTGGCATACGCTTACGCACAAAGCCACTACGCGTTAATCCATAATTAGCCATTTCGTTTTATACTCACTTTGTCTTTTACTACACCTTCGTTGGTTCGTGCTGAAAATTGCACCGCCAACACCCGATCTTTTAGATGAAATTCAAGAGATAAACGCTCTACCGCTAGAATCCCTTTCACACCCATAATCTTTTTGCGAAAAATGGATTGAATACGTGCGTTATCAGGATTCTTTGTCAAAATTTCATCAAAATAAGGCAGTCCAATTGTTGTATCTAAAAACCACTCTCCTAAAAACGTTAAAAGCACAACCTTAATCTGTTGTGCTTTTTGATTGATGCCATCTACGAGTACTAGTTTACGATCTTTTATCATCAAATCGTGTTGTCCATTCAATTTTAAATCGATCATAATGGTGTCCCTGTTGTACCACCGCTATCGCCTTTGTGCTTGTGACTTTGTAATGACACACCATCTGCCATAACATCGCCAGTTGTCGTTAAAGAACCACTAACGGATACACTGCCACTGTTACCTGCCGTTGAAATACCGCCATTTACGATTACATTGCCGTTAAAGGTGCTGGTTGTCGCAGTCACAGTAAAATTATCCGTTGTTACCCTTACATCAGGCGAATTGATCGTAATATTGCCATTTGGTGCAATTTTGATTTTACCGCTGCCGTATTTAATACAAAGATTCTCAGCATCGGCATTTGGAGAGCGGCTATTACCGCCCATTACACAAAAGGCATCGGATAAATCAAACATTCTCGGATCGTCAGGCGCATCATTGCTTCCACTTAACCAATTTTCTAGAGATCGCTGCGAAAAAATCAGCAAGCAACCATCACCAACTTTCACTGGTAATGTCACTTGTGCCACCGCACCGTTAATGTCTGTCATAGGGAACATCACCGGCACGTTTACAATCTGCGGTGCATTTAATACTTCGCCATTGGCTAACCGCTTAGGAATAGAGGGTTGTACCGTTGCCCGCACCGTTCCCGCATCATAACTGACAATTTTCCCTGGCAATGACACATTAATTTCAGAAAGTGCGGTTAAAATATCCGTCATTTTTGCTCGTCCTTTTTCTTACGTTTTTTACGATGTTTACTTTGCGTTTCCATCTGCGTTTTAGTCGGTGCGTTTAGATCTACTAAATGTAGTTCGCTTTGCCAATCACCAGAATGACTATCACCCGAATGCTTGATTTTTTCCACGCGGAACCAATTTGTCACGGTCACACTTTCCAGCTTGATTTTGTCACAAGGGTTTAGCATAGGCAGTAACAGGCTTTTTACATTCCAACCGTCCCTCGCTTGCCGATCAAAGGCAAATTTCTCATCTTGCTTTTTATTTGGCGTATCCTGCTTCTTACTGCGTGCTGCTTCACGTGTGCGTTCAGGAAAACCGATTAGCCCGCTATCTTTTGCTAACACATAACCCGATCGCTTTGTCACGCCATTGCGGTTTACAATCTGCAGTTCGCCATTTTGGATCGACCACTCAAGCCCCGTTCCTGCAACGACTTTGTCTAACGCTTTACGAGCGGCACCGTAAAAACTAAAACCATTTGCCCAAGTGCGTGATTTCAAATTATCCGCACCAACTACGGTTACGCCCATTTTTGCAGCAATATCATTAGTAATTTGCGTAGAACTCACACCACCGCCATAACCTAATGAAACCGCCGTATCGCGAATTTCTACCAAGCCATCTAAAACATAAAGCTCCGTCACCCAGTCTGCGCCTTGATGATAAGAATACGCCGTGGCAATATCCCCCGAGCATAACAAAACATTACCTTCCTGCTCATATCCTGCATACAACACACATCGCATATCTGGCTGCTCAATAGTTTTTCGTGTAGTGGATGCAAGGTTATAGATTTTAATGGTATTTTCGTTCGGCTCGGCTTCACAATCTTTTTCAATATCGAACTCAATACGCATTGGCGGCTCAATCACAATGGCATCTTTTTGCCCTTTCTTGCCAATCATCAATTTATAACTACGTAAAAAGCGATAACTCATTCATCCACTCCGATATAAATCAACACCGCCTTGCCATTGATAAAATCATCGCGTCCAATCGTTTGTAAATTATCATCACGCACCGCAATCAATTCCCCAAGTGGCAATTCATCACGGCGTACTGGCGCAATTAAAGGACGATTCGGCAAAATCACAATGCTTGAGACCAGTTCATCGTTATAAGCATTTTCAATAGTGAGCGACCAAAATCCGATTGTGTCGTTCCAAGAAAAGTGTAAAAAAAAGACTTCATCATCAAGATTTACTTCGGTAATAAAATCGTTTTTATTTGCAAGGTTTATTGTGATCATTGTTTTTTACCACTCCATTCGCCGAACTTCGTGATTTTTTGTGCCTGCGTATTTGTCGGCTTGCCAGTTTGTGCTTTGCCGGTTTTTGCTTTCGTCTGTCCCGCTTTGCCTTTTGCGTTTGGCGCGGCTTTCTCTGGTGGCACCTCTTCCTTGCGTAACGTCACTTTTTGAATTTTTCGAAATTCCGCACTAATATTTAACCGCTCGCCGTCATCACTGTTACGCTCAATCTCAAGGCTTTCAATAGCAAAATCTTCATACACATCAAGACCGGTAACAATCGTGACTAATTCCCGCTTAGCGTGTAATTCTCGCAACGTCTCTTTTGCTGCAATCAATTTATATTTCCCTAAGCCAACATTAAACAATGTTCCTGTGCCAGTAATCACGCCACTAAGGCTTAACCGCTCACTTTCCCGTGTAATGTGATCAGAAATTACCGTACCGTCTTCAATGGGATATTCCGTGATTTGGCTAGAAAGTGATGTGTTTTCGGTTAAAAGTGCGTCCAATTCCAATACGCCAATTGTCGTACGCTTGCCCGAAAGGGCTGAAAATAAAAGGTTTACTATGCTCATAATTTACTTTTTTCTCTTTACAACGCCCGAGAATTTCATTAGGATTAGTTCAAGGTCTCAAAAGCCTTTATCAGATACGGTTTTCACCCCGTTAGTGTGATTTTTTTGTATCCAAATTTTAGTGAGTTAAACCACCATTATTTAATTCATTAGAAGTGCGGAGCAAAAATTAACAATTTATTCAATGATCGACAGTGCGACTAATACAATACCGCAAGGGAATACGTCCGCTGGATTATCTGACCAGTTTTGAGCTGTCGATCGCCCTAACCTAAAATTAGGGGTTCCATCAAAAGGAAAATCAGATATGTCAAACTTAACCATTCTTAACAATTCTATTCGTTCATACGAAAATCTTTTCTCTTTAAACGATTTACACGTTGCTAGCGGTCGAAAAGAGAAACACCGCCCAAATCAATTTATCCGCTTAGAAACCACTCAAGAATTAATTAAAGAAATTCAAGACGAAGATCTAAATGCGCAGATCTGCGCATTTAAAACTATTCGCGGCACTAAAGGCGGCACTTACGCTTGCGAAGAATTAGTGCTTTCCTATGCCATGTGGATTAGCCCAAAATTTCACTTAATAGTCTTGCGCGCGTTTTTGGCTATGCACCGCAACGAGCCAAAACAACTTACACTACCGCTTGTCAGTGATGAACTTAAACAGGCAATGGCAAAAATGGTAACTTACGCATCGCAATATGCCAACTTCCAACAAGCCATTACAAGCGCACAACTGGAAGAGCAAAAACGCCTTGTAGAGTTCTTTTTTTCCAGCATTCCAAATGGAGATAGCTATCTGTTTGTGTTCAACAAAAACATTCAGCAAGATATACAACAGGCAAGCGATTTACTGCATAAGCTAATCACACAATAATAGAAAACCCCGAAATGCTTTAACGTTTCGGGGTTTTGTTTTTTTAAAGTACGGTTAAAATCAACCGCACTTTTTTACCCAGCATATTCAATCGCCCCCATTCCAAACGATGTAGATGAACCACGGCTTAATTTATCTGATACCGCATTAGCCACACCGCTAGGATTAGCGGAACCTTGAATATTGAAGTTATTGGTTTGCGTCATATTCTGATTAGGTGCAAAAATAGGACGACCGCCATAGCCTAACCGCTGTGGCGATACGTGGCCGCTTACTGGTGTAGTTAAGGCTTCGCCGCTCAGCTTAACTTCTGCTTTCGCACCGTCAGAAAACAAATCTCTAATCCAGCTCGGAATAAGTGAATTAAACCAACTCACCACGGTATCGATAGATTTTTGCCACGCATTTTTAAACATCGTCGTCACGCTATTCCATTTTTCGGCAGCATCTTTCTTTACATTATCCCAGCTTTCCGCTGCTTTATTTGTGATGTTATCCCACATCTCGCTTGCACCAGTGATGATACTTTGCCAAATCTCCGCCGCTTTTGTGGAAATGGCTTCCCACGCAGCAATGGCAAAGGCTTTCACTTCATCCCAATACACAACAAGCAAGATAACCAAGCCAATTACCGCACTAATCGCAAGCAAAATTGGGTTACTTGCTACCGCCATAAACATCGCGCGACCGATCGTAAAAATACCTTTTACCACTGTGCCAACGACAGATTTAAATATCACGCCAAATTTGACCGCCCCACGTTTCAAAAGCGAGAATGCGCCACTGCCGACACGGGAAAATAATTTAAAATGTTTTTGCGCCCAGATAAATGGAGATGCAATCCCTTTCGCTACCTTAATAAAAGGTTTGGCTACAAACATTACGGATCTAAATCCACCTTTCAACAATCCGAAAAATGCACGGAATGGGGAAAATAACGCCCATACAGCGGAGAGAATACCGCCCAGCACCATTAGCCCAACAGAATAAAGCGGTAGGAATTTCAAGCTTAATCCATCAATCATATCGCCCGCACTAGACCAAGCACCGGCATAATCCCCATTAATTAATGCGCGAATAATCCGCACCATACCGCTTACCGTATTAATGAGATTTCTCACGGCGGCAATAATATATTCTAAAACGTCAGTAGCAAAAGCCTGCCAAGAGTCAAAATTAATCTCAACGCCCGCCATTCGGCTTAAATCTTTTAATAAACCACGAACATTGATCCAGAGCTTATCCGCCAGTTTACCTAGCGCGGCGAATTTATCCGCCCAAACTTCATAGCGTCCAACTAATGCCCCAGTAAAGGATAAATCTCCCTGCGTCCAACCATAAATGTCTTCTAACACTAAGGCAACGACACCCGCCGCCGCAGCCATCGCCAAGTAAGGTGCCGCCGCACGTGTGCCCATCATTAACAATTGATGCAAGCTCTTTTTCGCCGCCGCCAGCGCAAACATCAGCTTACCACCGATTACCGTACCAGCTAAAAAGCCCACTAAACGAATGTTTTCTGTCACCCATTCAGCAGCATTATAGAAAGCCGCGCCGAGTTTAGAGACTTTATTGACCGCCACATCAATCAATTGACCGGCTTTATTTTTCAGAATTGTCATACCGCGCCCAAAAGTTTTCGGCATTTGATCGAATTCTTTTTGGATTTTATCCGCTTGTTTTAGCAGACCTTGTGCGAGTTCTTTTGATGTGAGCTTACCTTCTTTACCTAGATCTTTTAATTGCCCAATCGGCACGCCAAAACTATCAGCAATGGCATTCGCTAAACGTGGGGCTTGTTCAATAATTGAGTTCAGCTCATCGCCACGTAATGCACCCGAGCCTAAGGCTTGACCAAGCTGCATCAAGGCGGCTTGCTGCGCCCCCTGATCGCCGCCGCCAATCGTCATCGTTTGCCCAATGATTTCCGTTAAATTTAACGTATCATCAAGACTTAACCCCAAATCCCCCGCACTTCGATTCACTTTTGAGAATAAATCCGCACTGGCGAGATAGTCTTGTCCGGAACGTTGTGAAAGGTCGAAAATCTGACTCAATGCATATTTATGTTCTTCAGCGGATTTTGTCGCCAATTTCACACGACTATCCACCGCAGCCCAATCGTCCGCAATCTTAATCACATTACCGCCTGCAATCATCGCAAAATAACCAGCAACAAGGTTACGTAGAGAAAGCATTTGATTTTTAGCGTCGTTCAGATTATTACCGACGCCTTTCGCGCTCACGGCAGCCTCTGAAAATTTAGCGCGTAATCCATCGACTGCATTATTTAGGTTGCTACGAATGCCTTTTGCCGCCTGTTGAGTTTGAACAACATAAGCCTTTAAACCGGAATTATCGACTTTATAACGCAATAACGTCACCAGCTCACGTATAGCATTCATCGGTTTTTCTCCATTTGTTTTGCTTCCATCGCATCTACCGCATCCAGTAAGCGATTAATCTTCAAAAGCTCGCCCATATCCGTTAGCCCCGCCGTATTAAGCTCTGTTAGTGTAACTTTACCGGCTAAAAAAGGACGCCAAGCGATCATCTCACTTAGCGTCTGTTCGCTGTATTTGCCAACGCTTACGATTTCTTCACAAGCTCTTGCACCGACCCAAGACGGGCAAGAAATTTCGTAAAAAAACTGCTGAAATTAAGTTGTAAGATGAAAATTACCAACTCGATAAGCTCCGACATATCATCAAACACCAAATCAAAATCAGTTTTGCTAAGTTTTTTATCTGTCCCATTATTGAAATCATCACGCTGCACCGTTACCAGTTCAGGTTTGATTAGCATATCGGCTAATTTAACTAACTCTGCACCGCTTAATTGCTGGCTTAAATCTTGTAAACCTTGTGCAAAATTCGCCGCACTTTTCTGTGCTAATTCGGCTAACTGTGCTGACGTTGCATCTTTCGGTTTTTCATCGCTAAAGCCGATCACTTTCGCCAGTGACGGTATAAGGGTTTTCTGCAAATCGCCAAAAATGCGTAACTGATCCATTACTGAAAACTTTTGCACAAAAAAAGTGCTTTCGCCAATTTGAATTTCACTGCGTGCCATCAGTCATTTCCCCCTACAAATAATTTACCGTCCGCAGTTTCAAGCGTCCACTCGCGAGAACCCACTTCTTTTCCAAGCTCAAGTTTCGCCGATTTAACCACCCACGCCGTGCTTGCAGCGAATAATGAGCGACCACGCAAGTCTTTTACCGCAATTGGAAAGGTTGCGTTTTTACTCACTTTATCCGCTGCATAGAGTTCACTTAACACATCATTGGTATCACTGGTTTGTAATAACGTTAATGTTACTTTTTTACGTGGATCGGCACTGGTTGCACGTGCTACTTCGCCATCTGCACCAGCAACAGATGATACGCCGTCAGACATTTCTTCAATATCAATAAAGGTTCCATCTGCAAAGCCAGAAACAATAACCGCCCCGATCACAATGCTTACTTCATCGGGCGCATAAGTTGCTAAAGCCATAAAATTCTCCTAAAAAATGACCGCACTTTAGCGGTCGGTTAATGATTAAAGACTGTAAGCCAGATTGCCCTTGATTTCTGTTAAGTGAATAGCTCCGGCTAAACGTGCCGAGAATTTCACATCTTGCAATAAACGCTTACCTTTATTGTTATTCGACACCTTCGCCGCCAGTGGAAGGGAAATCACATAACTTGGAATTTCCTTGTTATTATCATCCAATTCTGTCGGCGCAATACCGCCACGTGCTACACCTAAATCTAACGCCTGACGCACTGCCGCACCAATTAATTGAATACCTTTATCGGTGTAAGGCACTTTGCCGTAAGCATTGATTAAGACGGATGTCACATTAATTTGTACTTCCTGCACCAACCAATCACGGAAACGGATAATATCGATCCATTCCCCAGCTGCGACTTTGCCGCCTTGCGTTACCGCAAAGCTATCGTTAAATTTCTCAAATGTCGTTGCGTTTTTCTTCGAGCAAGCTAAGTATTCGCCTTCCATTAACGGCGAATAAGATACGCCAGCAAGTTTTTTCAAGTTCCACGTTTCTGACCCCGGATAGAATGTGAAGGAATAGCTCATTAAGGCAATTTCTGGGTATTCTTCCGTTGCTTTATGGGAATACATTACCGCCGAGCGGTAATATTGTTTCGCTTCAAGTTTGCTCGCAATATCGGTTTTCTCCACCGATTGTGGCAATTTTTCATCAGCAGAGGCGGTAACAAATAATTTACCATTGGCTTCTGCCCACGCCGCCGCCAACATCACATCTGCGTCTTCACGCGAGACTAACGCCAAGCCATACCAGCTGTTATTTTCTCGTGCGACCGCAGCAAGCGCATCCGTCACGCTTTCATCTTGTGCTTTACGTCCGATAAACACCTGCGCCACGTGTGACGGCTGCGCAAAGGCGGTAGCCACAGCGATATAAAGCGGATTGTTTGATTTTAAGCCTAAATCCAATAATTCATTTGGATCGGTGACTACCAGCAAACGTGCTGAATTATTCAGCGTATGTTCGCCTAAAATTAATAAATCACTAAAAGATTTACCGGCGATTGTGGTTGTATTTAAATCAATAGCCACATTTACCAAGCGATCAATTTTCGCCATTTTCATTTACCCCTATTAAATTTTTCTCAGAAGCACGTCCTATGTTTGCCGTCACTTCCACTTGTTCAATAATACCCACAATATCCTGCACACTAGCCGCATAACGAATTTCAAGCTCTACCATTGCCCGATCTTCATATTCACGCTGTTCATTTAGAAAGGCTAAATGGGTAATCCGCCCAATGCGAATCAATGCCACGCCATCATTTAACCAACGCTCACGACAAGACTGCGTAGATAAGCGCATACAAACATCTCGCAATATCTGTAAACTGTTTCCACCGAAATAATTCAACTCAAGCACGGCATCAATATGAGTTTTTACCGTCTGATTGCCTTCATCATTTACCGCCGAATAATGAAAATGTTCTGGTGTTCTCTCAAACTTCAGTTCATAAGTAAAAAATGGCTTTTCCGGCTCACGCCCATTTTCATAGGCGCGAATAAAAGGGCGATCCGATAGATCGCCCAATAAATCATACAAACGCTCAAGCATATTATTTTACCCGTATAGCCACGTAGCGATGATGTGACAACACACCACTGTGATAACTAGCTCGTGAAATCACTTCGTATCGCTCGCCGTCAAATAGCACTACCGCACCATTGTGTGCATTCTCTCCAGCCACCGTTAGTTTTTGATCGGTGTAAATTTTTACCGCACTTGAAACGCGCCGCCCCTGCATTGATACCACTAGGCGATCCATTTCAGCACCGTTTAACGGCTGAATGGATGCCATTAACATCTGCTCGATTTCGCCACCGTTTACCCACTTGCCTTTCACATACTCTCCGTCAGAACGCACAAGTATTTTATAAGGCTTGCGAAAAGAAGATTGAGAAGAAAATATCTGCATCAGATTTCAACCTTATAACGAATTGAATTGACTAATTGCGAGGTATCTACGAGCGGTTTACTACTTTTCTTGCGCTTACGCGTAGAAGGTGCATTCGGTGTCCAAGGATAAGACGTTAGGGTCTTTTTCTGCTTGTCTTGATACCATTGCCCAAGTTTTGAAAGCTCTTGCACCAAGTCGCCACCTTTCGCCACATTCGCGACCACACGCCCTAAGTATTGCGCCACTGCTTGTTGGTTGTCTTCAAAGGTTTGACGAATAAAAGGACGAGACGGGATATGTGCCGTGCCATATTCATTCCAAATACCAATATCTACCAAGTTTTCGCCTGATTCAGAATGAACGCCTGCATCCGCTTGAACGCCTACTTTTACGCGTGCTTTACCGATTTTGTTTATCAACTCAAGTTCTTTTTCAAGCCCTTTATTGTTGATTTTTACCTTAACCACGCTAGACACAATAACTCCCTACGGTAATCGCACCAAGGCGCACGCAAATATTGTTTAGCTCGTTATACTTCGCCAAAAAGCGTTCAGCGTTGCCGCCTTTATCGCCCCCTGAAAAATATTCACGTTCTAAATCGCCTTCACGTTCACGCCGTAAACCCGCCGCATTTACCCCGCTTTCAATCGACTGAGCCAACAAATAAGCCGCATACCACGCCACCGCCTCATCTTGTTTGTCATCAGATAAACAGTCTGGACGTTTATTATCAGCCACGCTTAACGCCTTATTTACCATATCTTCAGGCATTTGTTGGCTTAATGGGTAAAAGAGATTAAGTAACGAGTATGCGCTCATTTATTACTCCTGCTTTTTACTTTTGCCGTCTTTTTTCGGTTCTTCCGCTTTCGGCGTTACGTCAATTAATACGCCACGTTCAATTAAACGATCAAGCCCTACCGCATCATCGGCAATTTCCACCTCTTGATTAGGGGCGATAAACTCGCCGCCAACACGAATTAAACGGGCTTCAATATTACGTACAATCATCGCTAAACCTCCGCTTTGGTTGCCGATAACGGATAACGTAAGAACACGCCGCCCACACGAGCCACACAGTTCACAACAAGCTCTAAATTGCGTTCTTGTGCTGGTAACTGGGTAAAATCTTGCGGCGTTTCAAGATTTAAGTTATCAAGGGATTTTTCATAGCAAATAGCTAAGTTCTTATTCCCTGTGCCCGCTTTCTCTAATTCCCATAAGCCCTGAATAGTTAAGTTAGGATGTTTACGCTTGAAGAACGTCAATACGTCCACTTTGTCAGCCGTGTTCATATACTTACTGGATAACGTCTGATAATCTGTTAGCGACAACAATAAGTGTGTTGGCTGATGCACGCCTTTTGATTGCAACACGACGGTATCGTGTAGATTGTCCAAATCCGCTAGCACCGCATCCGCCGTTGCAGTTTTCCAGCCACCAGTTACCGAGGTTTCTCCTAAATTCGGGTGGTTAATAAAGCCGTTTAAACCAAATTCTTTATCTCCTAACAAGGCAATTTCGTTCATCTTTACTTCCACCGCACGACGCGCTGCACGAGCTTTAGAAGACGGTAAATCCGTTTGATTAGCTGACGCCGCTTTCAACTCTTGTAGATTGTAGCCATAAGCAGCACCGATGTTTTTCACTTTTACTGCACGTTCTGTCATCGCCACATCCGCACGCGGTAAATCATCGGCATAGTTGGCAACGACTTTAGCCATGCCGACCATATCGTAAATGCGTTCAGTCACGGTTTCTGCCCATTCAGGGGATTCAGAAGAGACTGGGACGAGCGATAAGCCATTCATACCCGGTAATTTTTCTTCATAGATTTTGTTGCGCACAAACTCTAATTGGCGTTGCGTAAACAAGCCCGCATCTTGGTTAAATACACCCACCGCATTTAAACAAGTATTAATCGCATTCAACTCAAATGCATCTTGACGAATATCTGTCATTATTTTTCTCCAATAAAAAAGCCCCAAGTTTTCACTTAGGGCATCGTTAAACATTGAATAATTAAGCTAACTCGACTAATGCGAGCTTGCCATATTTACCGCAATCCACTACGGCGGTTTTAAAGGTTGCATTCGGTAATGCCGTACCAGTTTTTGCCACCTTGCCTGAAGCAGGGTCAAAACTTACCGCACTTCCTGCCGTAATCGCTTCGCTGTCTTTCACTACACACCACGCAACCCCTTTACGCAATACGGAAACCGCATCAAATTTCGCATAACCGCCTACTACAGCATGGGAATGTAACGCAATGCCAATGGGCTTAGTGCCACCTAATTTAGCTTGTGTGGCACTCGTCCCTTGCGTAATCACTACGCCGAATGGGATTTCATTTTCTGCTGCAAAGGTTTCGACTAAATCGTAACGGCTGTCGCCTTTCATACCAGCAAAGGCTTTTTGTTGTAATTGATCGTACATAGACATCGTTTTATGCTCCTATTGGTTACGACTTGCAATCATTGCCGCACGACCAGTTAATTTCGTTTGGCTATCCTGCGTGAATGTGGGTTGATTTGTGGCTGATGGTGTTAATTGCTGACGCTGCACACCTGCCGCATCCTCGCGTTGTTTGGCATCGCTTACCGCAATATCAAACGCCGCTTCAATATAACCATCGGATTTTTGCGATAAATCCGCATCGTCTTGACGAATTGCCTTAATTACTGCTTCACGCAACGCACGGTCGGTACTATCAGCTTTCACTTCCACATTATGCACTTTCGCTACGTTTTCCAATTCAACACGCACCTTGGCTTGACTTACCGCATCTTGTTTAATTTGTTCAACCTGCGTTTCAAGCTCTTTCACTTTCGCTTCTGCCGCATCTGCGCGTGCCGCTTCTTTGTCTTTTGCTGTCACTGCGTCTTTGGCGTCTTGTTTTAGTTTATTTAATTCAACAATCACTTCGGGTGCGGCTTGATACGTAATGCCGCTATCTAAGCGAATGTCAGAAAGCGTTGTTTGAGTGTTACTCATCGGATTTTCTCCATCTTCGTTAAATTCCACGGCATCTGCCGCATCTAAATTAAGTGCGGCATTGCCTGCACGCCCAACTGTCACAATGGCTAAATGGTTAGGACGAATATTACGCTGGATCACATCATACGGCTCGCCGTCTTCTGTTGTACCGCTCGTCTCGTCAATATCTACCTTATAGCCAACCGACAATTCTTTTTTTCCAAAATCAACGGCTTTCGTATTGTGAATCACAATATCTGCCGTTAAATTTTGCCCATCTTGTTTACCTTCCGTTAAGATAGAGCCCACCACCAAATGCGCATTATTTTTCGTCACAAGTCCGTGATGATCTTCTGTAATCGGCAATCCCTTATAAGCGCGTAAACTATCCGCCTTAAATACTTCATCGGGCGGACGATATTCACGTCGAGTTTTGCCATTAGGAAGCTCATAAACAAACACCCCACTTCTTGTCAGAATAGGGGTGTCATAAATAAAACCGTTATCATCTCGCCGTGCCTGAATGCCACGGCGGTCGTATCGCATTACCATATAATGATCTCCAAAAATTGAAATTTAAATTCAATGCTCTATAATACAGAAAACCATAAATCGTAGGACATAGCACGTTTCGGACGTTAAGCAGGTGCCAGAGTGAACCAAGCACTATGTGAGATTTATGGTTTTTTCTTTTTCCGAATCCACATTGTTTTTACTGCAATTTTCTTATGGCGTTTTCTAACTTCTTGAACGCAAAAGATTTCATCTCCAATTTCTTTGCGTAGTAAAAACGTTTCATTTCCCGCATCACTTGTCCCAGTGTAGTCAATACTATCAAATGACGAAACAATCTGCGGCAACATCAAAATATCGGCTTTTGTTACCGCTCTTTGCCCACGCTTATTTTCAGCTTTCTCATTTCCGTGTTGCTTTAGAATATGGCGTATACTCGATTCATCAATGCTATGCTGCCAACCGCTTATATCTAATCCAATACTTTCTTTAGCAAGCGTAACTAAGGCAGGATCAACCGAACCAAAATTAGAAAATGACTTATTTCCACCACCGGATAATGAATTATCAAACAACTCATCTAAGTTCATTTTCCCTGTTTTGATTGTTGAAATAGGATCTATCGGTTCAGCGTCATCTCTCCCAAGATCTTCAAATTCAGGGAATACCGCCTCCGCATAGCAACGACATAAAATAGGCTCCCCCGGATGTCCGTCATCAGGTGGATTATCCCAATCAAATTGTTTACCCTCACGATCAACGTGGTGCGCCCGCTCACGCTCATCAAGCATACCGCGCCAAATATACGACTTCACGCCGATATTTTGCTGGCGCAACTTCGTCAAATGACCGTTTAACTTGCCAATTTGGTCACGAGCAATTAATGTTGCACGTTTCTCGTTGGTGTTAAGGATAGACTTCACATCATCTAACACGCTTTCCCAACGCCAACCACCGCGCACCGCTTGAGTAAAGCGACTACGCAATTTTTCTAACGTCTGCGTAGGAAGGCTTTTTATTAGACGGATATTTTCCCATTCCGCAATTTTTAATGCATCATCAAGCCAAGGTTCAGTCGTGAAAACATCGACGCTATAAACTGATTTCAGCACCTTGTGAAACTGCTTGCCGTTAAAGTTCTCCGTCTGATGAATATAGCCACGCACAAATTGCGCAATTTCTTTTTCATCAACAAAAATCAATACCGCTTGCAATAATTCAATAAGCCAACGTTCAAGCGTATCAGAAAAACTATCTTGTCGAATATTTGCCTGAAAGTGCGGTCGAATTTCAACGAGTTTTTGATTAACCATCGTATTAATGTTTCTCGCCACACCACGTAAATAACCCACATATTCACGCTCAATTGCGTGAGGAAACAACCACACCTTTGGCTTTCTGTTCTTCTTGATACTTTTCAACATCATCGTCATCTACCTGTGGCAATTTGTCCGCTTGAATGCCAAACTCTCCAGCAATCTGTACTCGCAATTCTTCTGTGGATAACGCACCCGAATCAACCAAATTAATTAAGCGATCAAGCTCGATTTTCGCTGCATCCGCATTCGTTTTACGCACATCGGCTATTTCTTTGTCAGTTGGTGTATTAAGCGACGGAAATTTGATTTTCCAGTTCTCAAACGGCTTAATATGCTTTTGAAACATCAATAGTTCAATCAGCTTTTCAAGCACTGGCTTGATTTTATGTTGTTGAATACTTTCGACCAAATCGTAATAGCTTTCAAAATCGCTCTGTCCTGTGGCGTTCATACCTTTAGCTGACTGCCCGAATAAAATCGCCACTGGAATATTCACATCAGCCGAAATCGCTACTTTAAATTCATCAAGCACATCAACAATCCCGCTTAAATCTGCATTGAGAATGTTATAATCGTCTTCGCTATCAACAGCTACGCCATTTAACAGACTACGCCCACGTTCAACAAGATTGATACGCTCTCGAATAACAGGCTCTAATCCATTATCAATTGCCAATGCAAGCCCTTTCATTTTATGAACCGCTTGCTGTTTGCGTTCAAGAATTAACGAAGCCCACATCAATGATTTTTGATAATCACGAATTTTTGGATAAACCGATCTAACCGCACTGCGCCCAATCCAATGTAAGCCATTTTTTAGACGTTCTGGCAATGAATCGCCGCCCATAAATAACAAACGGCTTTCATGGATTTCTACCTGACTATCAAGCGAACCAGCAATCGTACCGATATTTAACCGATAACTGGAATAGCGACCATAATTTGGCTTGGTTGGATCGGAATAGCGATTAGCCGTAGGCGAAATTTGACTTAAATCAAACACTCGCACTTCATCGATACGTGTAATGCGACTTGGCTCTAACGGCTCACTTAATCGCGCACCGTCATCGGTCAATAAAACCATAACCGCACCACCAAAAAACCGCGACCAACGCACCATATCTGCCAATGCGGGCAAAATCTTCAACCGTTCAATCTCATTGCTAATCGCATCATCTTGATCGCCTTGAATTTCAATCGAACGTGAAATCGCCGCATCTGCTGGCATATCGACCACCCGTGCGGCTAAACCACCTAACTCATATAACGTTAAATCAAAAAGTGCGGTTGAATTTGCAGAATTTCTTGCAAAGTGATTAATCCCCAAGGCTTCGGCGTAGCCGTCTTGATTAAATGCCATATTAACTTCCTAACCCAATGAAACGCGACAATACATCTTCTTTCGGTGCGAAACACATTACCAACGCATCCGCCTTATTCGGTGACGGAATGCCACGCTTTTTCATATCTTTCTTACTTTCTACTTTTACACGCCCATTACCGTCATAATCCACATAAGGGCGTGCCAATTCTGCTTTTAAATATTCCAAATCCCTTATATCGGAAGAAAGACTAATCATCTCATCAACGGGATATTGCTCTTCATACGTTATCGCCCGATAGGTTTTATAGAAACGATCGCGCAAACACCACCACGCCTGAGCCTTAATATTGGCGAACATATCGCGATTGGTTTTACCATAAACATATTCCGCATCAGGTTCAAACACCGTACCCCCAGCATTAAAGCCATTAATACGAATGGATTTATCGTCTAGGCGATGATAGTGTGCTTTTACACCGGCACCCACGCCGATGCTATCGTAAACAATTTCATTTGCGCCAAATTCCAATGCATTAAGCCGAGTTCTGTCTGCACTACCAATCACATCTTCGCCGTGCCATTCATCAACACGCAACACCACGGAGCCGTGAACAAACGCATTGGCGTTACTATCCACGCCGTCATCTGCAACATCAAAGCCCACAATCTTGAGACCGGCAGGCAAAAAGCCCAATTTCTTATGCGCATCAACTGCACATTCAATCCATACCGGCTTAATGATAACCTTGTCACTATCAGCAACTGGCTCACCTAGCCAAATATGCCGATACAGTTCATAGTCACGCTCTTTGCATTCTTCCATTTCAAGGCGTAACGTTTCAGGGAAATAAGGGTTTTCATCGTAGTTGATTTTGCGAACGAACGAATTTTTAGGCGGCGCAATAACAAACCGCTGATAGGTCGGATCAAGAATATTTTTCGGGTTAAATGTCACCCAAATTTCAGATCGCTCTTTACGAATAGTCGGAATTAAAATATCCCAACTCTCATTAGAGACGTTTTCGGCTTCTTCAATCCATACCAAATCAATCCCCTCAAGCGATTTAATTTTGTTCGGATTGTTCTTTATGCCATAAAACATAAACTCCGAGCCGGTTTTCAAGCAGTAAATCGCATTGCGCTGTACTTCAAACTCTTCTAGATAGCCAAGATCTTCTATCGTATCCGCAATAAGTTTAATCACACTATCGCTCATCGAGTTCTGCAATTCTCGCCCGCAAAACACCCGCACTTTGGTACGAACAGCAATCTCAACCAATAACTGCGCCACGCCCCACGATTTACCACTCCCACGCCCACCATACAAAATCTTATAACGGCAAGGCTTAATCATGGGCTTTAGTGGTTTAATCAGGGTCTGTCTCATCGCCAAACAACTCCGCCAGGGTAGGCAATTTTTTCTCTTTCTTCATCTCAATTTCAAGCTGATTGTTCTCTTTCCAACCACCTTGGGTTTTCAGAAAGAATATCATCGCGGTAACGTTCCCCGATTTAATTTTCTTCATTAAAGCATTCGTAACCACCGCAATTCCTTTAGCCTTGCCTTTTTTTATAGCTTCGGCAAATTCTGCATTATCTTTTTTACGATTTTGAAGCGTTCTCTCTGAAATACCTAAGCTATCTGCAATTTGTTGATTAGTAAGCCCCTGAGCGGCAAGACTTTCAACCATTGATAAATCTATCTCAATCTTAGGTTTTGTTTTTTTCTTACTCATAGCTGGACATTCTTACACATTAAAGTACAGTTGCTAATAATCACTAAGGAGATAAATATGATGAAGAAAATTGATGTATTAAAAGATTTGATGGCTAAAAATGAATGGAAAAAAGCAATCTCACTAGCAAGTAAATTTCCTAGATTGGGAAATGCTAAAGATGCAATTAAATCAGCGCAAATGGCTTACACAAACCCTAATTTTGTCCGCCAGATAAAAAAAGACCCCGATAAGTTAATTTATCAGGGCATCCAAACATTGATTGCCAAATACGGTTAATTGTCTTCATTCGGGATGTACACGTCTACATCTCCACAATATTCCGCAGCAATTTTAGGATTTCCTTTCACAAAGACCAAGACATTCTGATGCACCTTTCCTATCTTGCGGCTACCTTTAAAAGGCGTAGCCGCACGCATAGGCATAGTCCCACATACATTAACTAAAATCATTTCATTATAGTAGCTTAAACCGGCTTCTAAGAAAGCCTGAATAGTATCTCCTACGAAATTATAGTAATTCCCTTTTTTATCCCTAACTTCACCGACAACAAAACAAGCAAAGCGATTATCTTTCAACATATCGCAAGATTTTTTGATAATTTCAAAATACGCTTTTTTAAAATTATCATAATCCATATTAGATAAATCATTAGGGTTATTAGAATAAACTTCTAGATCGGCATAAGGGGGGCAACTAAAGACTAAATCGGCGGAGACACCATTAGCTAATTTATCAATATTTATGCTATCGCCACAAATCCATATAGGCTGCAACTCATCATTAGAACAAACCAAGTTTCGTTGCTTCAAATTAGCTTCAATTTGCTCGGCTCTAAGATCAACACCGATATAATTTCTATTTAATTTGCTAGCCACAATACCGCGAACACTACCACCTGCAAACGGATCTAAAATTTGACAGCCTTTAGGGCTAAACCAAGAATACAGTATTTCACAAAGCACAGGATCAAATATTGAATCATCGCTTTCAGACATTGAAGTATCTTCTTTCGAGTTATACCTTGCCATACTGTTCATACCGCGCTGCATACCGCTATCGCGACCTGAACCGCTATCAATACCCAAGGCTTTCCATTTTCTTTTTCTATCCTGCCACCAACCTTCTCTAGAATTTAAAATTGAGAAAGGGGGGGCTAAAAACGCCTGTTTAAGATCAAGTTTTTCCTTAGAATTGGAATCACCGCTTATATCAGCCAATAAATCACCATCTAAACTTTTTAAAAAATCATCATCAAAGCCAAGCAAATCAATATCAAAACCGAGATCTTTTAATTCATTTAATTCTAAACTTAATAGCTCAAAATTCCAGCCGGCATTCAACGCCAGTGAGTTATCAGCAATCACGTAGGCTTTTTTCTGAATATCGGATAAGCCCGTTAATCTAATCGTCGGCACAGTATATAAGTTCAGTTTTATTGCGGCTAATAATCTACCGTGACCCGCTATAATTCCATTATTCTCGTCAATCAAAATTGGATTTGTAAAACCGAACTCTTCAATGCTTTCACAAATCTGATCGATTTGTTCATCAGAATGAGTGCGACTATTATTGACATAAGGCTTTAGAACATCCGTAGAAATATATTCAATATTTAAATCTTTATTCATCATTTATCTTTCTAATTTTCCACCGCACTTTCCCGCGCCTTCACATACTCCCGCACCCCGTCCACCTTATTCGCACATAACCGCAATTCTTGCTTGAGCAATAACGCATATTCCACCGTCTCCCCAAAGGTTGAACCGTGGAATGATGGAATAGGGCAGGGGGCAAGCAAACTCACCGGCGGCGAAAAGGCAAGCGTGCGATATTCAATTTCTGGCTTACTTGCGCAACTCGTCAGCAACACCGTTAGGCAGTACAGTACGGCTGCACTGATTACTTTCCAGTATTTTCTTAATGGATTGAATTTGCGCATAACTTTGCTCCCTGATTAACTGCTCTTGCGCTAACCGCTTTTCGGCAATCTTTCTTTGCTCGTCCACATCTTCGTGTAATTCATCAATAATCTTATCCCGCTTAATGACTTTTTCATGCATAGAATCAATAACAGCTGATTGGCGTTCAATATTGAGCTTATTTGTGTGCTGCATATAAAGCAACGCAAGAATAAACACTCCTGCAAATACAGCGACAACTTTATTGAAATGCTTGCAACCATGACTCAACACGTTAAGCCCAAGTTTTTTTATAACAAATAGCCACCACGTCATGGATATACACTCCGTAATAACTCAAAATGCGGTCCATCATAAAAATGCTCATCATCAGAACTCTCATTCATATTCCAATCACCGCCCCAGCGAATAGCAACGCCCAATTGTTTAGCAGCTTGAAACATAGCACTGGCAACATTCTTAAATGGCTCGCGATCATTCCAATTCACTGGTAACGGCACTAAATCCACCGCATGACCAGTTAAATGGCGACTATTCATTGTCTTTGTCGCTTTCTTGGCAAACAATTCTTTTTGTCGCTCTAACGTGCGTTTACCCTCAATAACTTTAAAATCCACCACACTTAATTCAATTGCACGGTGCGCCACTTTCACTAAATCCGCGTGAACGCCTACTAGTTTTTCTTCACTAGCAGCAGATAGCTTAAATTTGCTCATCTTTAATCCCCAATTTAGACGCAAAGAACCCCCGCCAAATGGCATTAAGCACCGCGCCACCACCATAACCAGAAAGCCCTGAGCCTACATAAACTAAATCGCTATCAAGACCGGAAGAAAGACAAATCAATCCCCCAATCCACCCCGCAAACATAGACACAAGCACTTGGCATAAAAAAAGCCCCACGCTAAAGTGGAGCTTTCCCGCTTGAATATCGCTTGCGTATTTTGCAACGCCGGCAAATAATCCGATAAAAACCAATGGGAGCCAGCGTAAAAAAGATTCCAAGTTAGTCGGATCTTTAGTCGGCATAATAAAACCTATTTTACAGATACAGAAAAGCCCCAAGCATTTCTGCTCAGGGCTGTAAATATTTTTTGTGCGTTCTCAACGTGCTAAAACCGCACTATAAATAAAATAATACACCTAATAGCTAGCCATTTCAAGGATTTTTTGAAACTTTTTTAGGGGAACTCAAAAAATTTAGGGGAAATTTCCCCTTTTCTTATAAATCCTCTGCAATAATAGAAAATTTTCGCACGCAACGACCCAGTACGTTTAAACGTGACAAATCATCAATTTCAAAGCTCGATCCCACGCGCTCATTCTCCGCCACCGCATTTAATACACCGCTCGGTGTTTGATATAAACGACGCACATACAACTCATTATTCATTACAAACAAATAAATCCCTTCGCCAGCATATTGTTTACAAGTCGTATCCACAAACATCAAATCTTTTTTATTAATTACTGGCGACATACTCTCATTAAACATCGTTATCATCGCCACGTTCGCCGTAGAGCGTAATTTCAATAAATCCATCATTCCATCTTGTGAAAGATGTAAGGCTTCAAAAGGGCGAGGGAAATGCGCATTAATTATATCTGTCTCCGCTAAACGATTTACATCTAAGGCAAAAACCCATTCTTCCGTTGGCTTCGTTTTTAATGAAACCTGCTGCTTCTGCAACATCTCGCGTAATTCATCACTTCCACTGTCAAAAAAATTATTGACGGTCTGCCCCTGATTGTTATTAATCTGAGAATTTTCCAAAGTGGAATGACTAACGGTCATATCGCCATACAACAAATAATCCGGCGTTGTACCGAGCTCTTTTGCTATTTCAACAATTTTGCGTGGATTTCTGGTTTCTCCGGCAAGGATTTTCTGCATAGAGGGTTGAGCAATGCCGATCATATTAGCAAATTCGGTTTGGTTTATTCCTTTTTCTACCAGCAACGCTTTTAATCTCCCTGATAATGTTGTCATTTTTGTACTCCCATATTTTAACCAGTTTGGATCTACACCTAACGCATTGGCAATCTCAAGAATATTTCTTGGTTTTTGAGTTTCACCTTTCACGATATTACTGATCGCACCTTGGGTAGTTCCCACCATTTCCGCCAATTCTGCTTGTGTAACATTCCTTTCAATCAGCAAAAATTTCAATCGCTCGCCCAATGTTGTCATATTTACTCCCTTTCCCTTTCTATTTTATTTTATAGATATTTCTATAGATAAAAAAATAGATTTACCTATTTATAAATAGTTTATTTTCCTTTAGAATAGTAAAAACTTTATTTACTTAATAGGAAAGACTATTTTGATCAATAAAACAATTAAAATTGCGATTGATGAATGTGGTGGTCAAGCCAAATTAGCAAAGCTGTGCAGTGTCGCACAGCCTACGGTTTTTGCTTGGCTTCACCGTGGTGGTATTAGTGGCAAATACATCCCGCTTATCGCCAAAGCATCCAATGGGAAAGTCACCGAAACTGACATCTTGCGCTCACTCACAAAGTCACAATAGCGCAACGAATAGTAAAAATCTTCAAGAAAAAGGAAAGGTTTTAATGAACAGTAAAGACATTCAGCGCACGTTACATCGCGATTGTAAAAACGCGTCTGGCGGTATCACTACGCTGGCACTCACGCTAGGCAAATCGCCGAATATTTTAGGCAATAAACTTAACGTAGAATGCGAAAACAATCATCTCAGCTTTATCGAAGCCCTCGATCTCATCGAAATCACCAATAGCACGCGCACCGTCGCCGCCATTGCCGACAAAATCGATCATCTTATCGTACCTATGCCCAAATGCGCCAGTTGCTGCGCCGATGTCGTGCAAGGCTTTTTAGACATTACCACCAATGCAGGGAAAATTGGCGAACAAATCAAAAGCGCAGTCCATCCTAATTCAGATTTAGGGCGCGAGTTATCCAACAAAGAAAAACAAACGATTTCCGCCAGCATTGACGCGCTCATTGAAAGCGCATTGTGCTTAAAGTGGGAATTAGAGCAATAAAAAAACCACGGCGGGAACCGTGGCTAATCATTAAGGAATGTATTTATGGAGAATACTAATCCAAACGAAAAAATAAGTCAATCGCAATGTGACCGTATTTTGCGTTATTTGCAATCAGGTAAGCGACTGACATCACTCGAAGCTTTAGACAAATTCGGTTGCTTGCGTCTTTCGGCGCGAATTTTAGATTTAAAAAACCGCTGGCATCAGATTTCGGACGAGTTCGTCCACGATGCACGCACAGGCAAAGTATATAAAGCGTATTTTATGGCGGTATGAGATGAGTGTTGAGTTAATGACTAAAGCATTTAAAAGCAAAACCGGCAATCCTTTAACAAAATTAGTGCTGGTAAAATTAGCCGATAATGCGAATGATGATGGCGTTTGTTATCCAAGTTATAAACGTATTGCAATCCAATGTGAAGTTTCGCGCCCTACGGCAATTTCGCACGTTAAGAAATTGGAAGCGATGAAATATTTATCCATTCGTGAACGTAAAACCGAAAACGGCAACGCCACTAATGTGTATATCTTGCATCCCGAAAACTGGGAAATATTAGAGCCTTTTACTAGTAAAGCAGCTTTACCAACCCTAGTAAACGAGCTTAACCACCCTAGTAAAGCAGCTTTACCAACCCTAGTAAACGAGCTTAACCACCCTAGTAAAGCAGCTTTACCAACCCTAGTAAACGAGCTTAACCCTGAACCATCAATAGAACCATCAGATAACCATCATATTAAAAAAACTACGCAAAAAAGCGAATCCGAAATGTTGCTTGAGCAGTTTGGCATAACAGGACAACTGGCGAAAGATTTTATCGCACACCGCAAAGCCAAAAAGGGCGTAATTAATCAAACGCAACTCAACCGCCTGCAAAAACAGGCGGACAAGGCTGGGATTTCGATTTGTGAAGCGGTGGAAATTTGCATTGAACGAAACTGGCAGGGATTTAACGCATCATGGGATTGGCGTGATGAGAAACTGCGACCAAATTCACCGCACTTAGGGCAATCACACCCCAATAAACCCAAATTTGACGATACGCAGACAGGCTGGTCTGCAGGAATGAATTTCACAGTGGACGGTACGCAATGGCAAATTCCATAACACAAGACCAAATTAACACGCTCCCGCCAGAATGTGCACAGTGTGCGGAAGAGACGATTAACTGGCTCTTTCAAGAGCTTAAATCGATTTTTCTTGGTTGGCGTGCAGCCTTTGAAACCGAAGCGGATTATCTTTCTGCTAAAAAAACTTGGTTGCGTGTGTTGGTACGAGAAAAAATTACGAGACCTCAGTTGGAGAACGGGCTTTATAAAGCAGAAAACTCTCTTGATAAATTTTTACCTAGCGTAGGGTTGTTTGTGTTTTGGTGCAAAGCCTATGACTATCACGCACTGGGCTTACCGAATGAAGCGGAATTATACCAACGTTATAACACTTTCTTAGGCTATGCCCGATTCAATCGGGATGAATTTCAATATCGTTCAAAAGTGGAATTTTGGTTGCTTAAAAATCTGTACGAAAAGTGCAAGAAAAAATCGGAAGAGGACACGTTGAAAGCTATTCCGAAATTACTCACAAAAGCGGCAGAAAAAGTGCGGTCGAATTTTCCTTTTGAGGATATTCCGAAAATGATTCCAACAAAGCCACGTTTTTACGATAAAGCGAAGGCTGATAAGGCACGCGATAGCTTGATGGCAATGATGAAAGGGAAAGGGGCATTGCAATGACAAGCTATAAATGCCCAAAGTGCGGTGCGGAATTAGAGGATTTTTATACGCCAGATTATTTTATATCGAGCAGCGAATGGGATGACGATCGTTTTCGTTGTAACGGTCACTTAATTGAGCCGATACCGTTTCCGCAGGTAAGCAAATACAGCGCAGTAAATCGAACAAAATCTTGCGGTTATTTTGGGTTGGAAGATTTAGGCGTGGAGTACAAAGAATGAGTATTGCGATGTTATTTAAGCGTTGGGAATGATGTGATGAGCCAATACAAACCTTTCTTTTTACGCGATCAACGCATTAAAAATAATTGCTTGGATTTAATCAAAGAGCTGCCAATAGACGATAAAAAGCCGTTGGTAGTCAAAATCCAACCAATAACACGCTCACTTGAGCAGAACTCAAAACTTCACGCACTACTAAGCGATATTAGCAAACAGTGCGAATTTAACGGTAAAAAGCGAGACATCGACACGTGGAAAATGATTATGGTATCGGCTCACAAAATTGCAACAGGCGGTCAGGCTGAAATGGTAATCGGGCTTGAGGGGGAAGTTATCAATCTACGAGAAAGCACCGCTCAAATGAGCGTAAAACGACTAGCAAGCCTAATAGAGTACATTACCTGTTGGTGCGTGCAAAATGGCGTGAGATTTAACGATAGATGGGGGCTTTAAATGAAACGCTTAAATGATGACGAGATCTTAGAGTTAAAAATCGTGCTTTTTATTGTGGCAGTTTGGGTAATTTTTAATATGGTGTTTGGATAATGGCTAAAGAATATAAATGCAAAATGTGTGGAAACTACTTTATAAAAACCGTTTCAAGTCTGCAAAAGGTCTGTTCGCCAGAATGCGCTATTAAACTTTCGCGCGAACAGACCCGCAAGGCACGCGAGAAAAAAGACAAACAGGCGCGAATCGAAAACCGCAAAAAAATGACCGCACTTAAAGAGAAAAACAAAACCAAGCACGAATTGACCAAGGAAGCGCAAGCGGCAGTAAATAAATATATCCGCCTGCGCGATATGGGCAAAGAATGCATCTCCTGCGGCACGCCCTTAGTGGCAGAACAGCTAGGAGGAGGGTTTGATGCTGGGCATTACCGCTCACGTGGAGCTGCGCCACACTTGCGCTTTTATACTATCAATATCCACGGTCAATGTAAAAAATGCAACCGCTACTACGGCGGCAATGTACAGCAATATCGCCTAGGCTTGCTTGATAGACTAGGTAGCGAAAAAGTCGAACAAATTGAAGCTGACAACCGCCCACGGCATTATTTCCCCGATGACTTACGGCGCATCAAACAGATTTTTAACAAAAAATGCCGATTAATAGAAAAAAGAAAGGGATAATATGCAGACCAAACACATCTTAGATATTAAATTAACTGCTCGTCGCTATGGAAAATGGGCGCGTGAAGGCGAGGGAATTAACTATCCCGCAATTCAGCCTTTTTTACGCAAAGCCACGCCCGATCACGGCATCCCGATGTTGGATGATGAAACCGCAATGCGTATTCACGACGCAACGCTTATTATGCGCAACGTCACACCAGAGTTATATCAAGTGTTTATGCTACGGTATGTTAGCAATTTATCGCAAGGTGACGTAGGGCGGGAAATGGGAGTGAGTGTACCAACGATAAAATCTTATCTTTACGCCGCACATCAATCTTTAAAACTACTTCTAACGCAAAATAAGTGTATTTTTCTCGCTTAAATTTTGTACTGATTATTTTTTAACAAAAGGAAGATAATATGTTCAGATTAGCTAAACCACTGGAGAACAGAATGATTACCTATGCCCAACTTTGCGAACAAAACGACCGCTACCAAGCAATGCGCCACGATAACGCGCAAATGCTCCGCACCGCCATTAATTGCTTTACTATAGCTCTTGAAGAAGATCTAGGATTAACCGATAAAAGCTACAAAAAAGAATTTAACCAAGATCAACAAGTTCCCTATGTCGATGTATTAAATATTGATGATCACAAGTCTTGCCCTTGGTATCAATTAAAAACGGAATTTGAACAAAACGCACCGGTTATCGAATTTGAACTGGCTTTGACGTTAGAAAAAGCCCCGAATGTTTACCCGAAAACCACACTCATATCCCCAATGCGGGCAATCTATATCAACGAGAATAGCATACAGCTCGAATTTACCGCACACCGCGACAAGCCACAATTTATCATATCCATCAAAGAAAAAGATGCCTATTCACACGCCATCAATGCTTATAAGCAGCTCATCTTAGAAATGTTTAAATTTTAATCAAAAGCCTACTTCGGTAGGCGTTTTTATTTTAAAAGTGTGATCTAATTCATAGCGTAGAAATTTCTTTTCCATTAAACTAAACAAGAATAAATTTAACAACTAGAGGAATGTTTATTATGGGGTTTATGAGTTCTGCTATTGACGCAGTACAACGTGGCATCGCAAAGGCTGAAGGCAAATCGGGAGAACTTGATCCTAGTCTATTAAAACTATTTTCCGAGCTAAGTTTAGATATCAATGATTATCCGAAAGATATAAATGCCAGAATAGAGAAATTCTGCGGTTTCTTTGAAAGAATAACAATGAGCAAAAAAGATATTGAGCTACTAGGAGAGATGAAAAATAGTGCGTATTCATTTGCAGGAGAATGGAAATATAGCTTCTTCAAACAGATGTCTATTCCTACTAAGCTCAAGTTTTCAATCTTAATTGATTTTGTTCGCGCTTGCTTGGATAGCACCGGCAAGATAGAAGATCTTAATGCACTGGGTAAAAAGTTAAGATTAGAACGTGAACTTATAGATTATGCACAAGTTATTCATTTCAATGCTTATATTCAAAGAGAATTTAATAATGGAAATCCTGAAGGGTATATCGATACAGATGCGCTAATCTTGCAAAAGGACGAGTTTACTGTATTAGAATTACCGGCTTCCATTATTGAAGAAAAATCTAAAACGATTAGGCAGGGCAGTCGTAACGGTGTAAGCGTAAGGTTAGCAAAAGGGTTGTGGTTTCATTCAGGAAAAGGCAATAGCACATCTGAAAAAATAAACTACTTATCCCACAAAGCAGACGGAAATTTAATCTTTACTAATCAGCGTATTGTTTTCTCGGGTGAAAATGCGTCTTTCAGTATTAAAAAACAAAATATTGTAAGCGTAGAAAATCGTGATGGTCTTCTCTATTTTCACTCCAGAAAATCAAAACCGGATATTGTCGAGTCTCACATTCCCATTCTAGATAAAACGTTAAAATCAGTCATTAGATGGATAATCAACCAGTAGATTTATACCTACCCCCAAGCCCGCAATCGCGGGCTTTTTTATTACCTAAAATTTCAGCAAGTCAAAAAAACTATATTTTTATAGAAAAAACTATTTACACAGAATAGAAAAAACTATATTATACCCACATCAAAACAAACACCCATAAGGAACCTAAAATGAACATTAATAGCCCAGCAGAATTAAAAGCCTTTTTCATTACCGAAGTGTTAGAGCGTTACGCAGAGAAAACAGGAAAAGCCTTAGAAGCCTTAGCAGATTTGTTTATGACTAATGAAGATTTCAGAAATCTGATTATGGATGAAGTTGAAGTAGAGGCAAAACAAGTTGTAGCACATATTTAAAAATGTACCCACCGCAATAGCAGGCGTAAGCCGAGAGATAAGCAGAGACGGCAGTGGGATTTAATAAAAGAAGAAAAATAAGAACAGTCACTTAAGTTTATCGCCTAAAGTTTTTACTAAGCCCTTTGAGAAGGTCTTGAATAAAAATTTTAATTGCTCTTTAACAAATCGAATCACCCACGAACCAACATCAACATTGGGAATAATGCGTAACTTGAACGCGTGGGGCTGAGGCAATCAAGACAACACCATTTTTAACCGCACTTTTCTCTTAATGCAGCCGAAATCGATTTGACGGCGACAGCGTTGCGGAATCTGACAAATTAAGCGCATTATCACATTAAAGCGCGGTTAAAAATGGTACACAAACAAGGAGCCAACTATGGCAACTATCATCGTAAAGCGTGATGCAGGTTCACGCAAATTCACCGAAAAAGGCGAAATCTTACAACGCGGTAAAGCGGGCAGATTAGAAAGAATGTTCGATAAACAACGTCGCATTAATGCCGCGTTTGAAAAAATGGTAGAAAAAGAAAGTACGGTGGACCGCGCAATTAAATTTGCAGCCAACCGCCAAAAAGAACAACTTATCGACATCGCCAACTACCACTGCTGCAAAGGTAAACCTGCTGGTACAAACACCGTGCACGCAGTGCAGAAGCGCAGATTAGGGGTAAGAGAATTAATACGATAACCTCAGCTTGAGCCTTACAAGCATAAAGAAAGTCATCCTATTCTAGACAAAATTAGCATAGACTGATTGCACTACTCCACTGACCGCTCGAAAGGGCGGTTTTTTTAGGGTTATTTAAAATGAAAAATAAAATCACAGACTTAAACAATCATTTATTTTCCCAGTTAGAAAAACTGCTTGATGAAGACTTAACCGATGAAGAACTTAATCGAGAAATTAAACGTGCCAATGCCGTATCAGGCATTGCGGCAAATATTATCGCAAGCAATGCGATTTCGCTTAAAGCAATGACATTGTTTGAAAATCGTCAAATTGAAAGAGAATCCCCTGATTTTCTAAGAATATCTAAGGCGCAAGGCGATGACCTCTAATGCGGAACGATTTAAATTCACCGATGAACATATTGCGTTTATTCGCTTACATTGGGATAAAAAGCCATCTGATCTAATTAAATTGTTTCAGCAACAGTTTGATTTATTAATAAATCGTAATGTTTTCTATAAATTAAAAAAGAAACACAATATTCCAAGCCTTAAGCATGCTAATCGTTACAGCAAAGAAGAACTTGCGTTCATTAAAGCGAATTGCACGTTAAATGAAAGAATCTTGGCTCAAAAAATGGAAGTTTATTTCAATAAACCATTTAATCCACACGCGTTAAAGGTTTTGCGCGTGAAGAGACAATGGCTAACCGGACGAAGCGGTCGATTTGAGAAAGGTGAAAATTTAAAACCGATTGGCTTTGAGAGATATTGTAAAAATGCAAAATGTTGGTTAATAAAAGCAAGCATTAAACGTTATGAACGGAAATCGCATTATCTCTGGCGCAAAGCCGGTAGAAAAATTCCGCGTGGACATATTATTGATTACAAAGACGGCAATTCAAGAAATTGCATCCTTGAAAATCTCGAATTAATTTCACGCGTTGAAATGGCTTGGCGAAAGAAATTACAGTATCACCAACTCAATGATGAAATTAAACCCACCTTTTCCGCCTTTGTAAAACTCAAAGAAGGCATAAATCAACGTAAAAAAGAGAAAGATATGGAAGAAAATCAATCCCCCAATATTGCCACGCAGGAACCGACAACATTTACGTTTGAATTTACCGAACACGAATTGCAAACAATGGCGTGGGCGTGGTTTGCTTTATTGCGTGGCACGGAACTTTGCCAAGTGCTTCACCCCGCATTAAAACAAATTGGTTCGCACTACGCTGCTTCCGTTTATGACATAGCTTACGAATATCGCAGTACTCTCCGTCACGCCCATAACGTATTGACACGCATTACAGAGCAATTTGAATGCGAGCAAGGAAATAACTGGCGCGTATTAAAATATCTTCGCGCCTACGATCCTAAAAAAACGGGTTTTCAATTAGAAATTCTATAAAACAGCAAAAAATCCGACCGCACTTTTGAAAAATCGTGTGGCGGATTATTACACCCAAAATTCAACAAATCGACTAAAAAGGAAACAAAAATGAAAACCGAATTATTCAACGATCACTTCCAAAACTACAAACGCTACCACATCCCAAAAGCGCAGCTAGTCATCGCCGACATTCCCTACAATCTCGGTAATAATGCTTACGCTTCAAACCCTGAATGGTATGTAAACGGCGATAACAAAAACGGCGAAAGCGACAAAGCCAACAGTAGTTTTTTTGATACAGATAAAGATTTCCGCATTGCCGAATTTATGCATTTTTGTTCAAAAATGCTCATCAAAGAACCGAAAGAACGCGGCAAAGCCCCTTGTATGATTGTGTTCTGCGCTTTCCAGCAAATCTCAATGGTGATTGATTACGCCAAGCAGCACGGCTTTAAAAATCACATCCCTTTGGTGTTTATTAAATCATCATCACCACAGGTGCTCAAAGCGAATATGAAAGTCGTCGGCGCAACAGAATATGCCTTGATTTTATACCGCGATAAACTGCCGAAATTTAACAACAACGGCAAAATGATTAAAAACTGGTTCGAATGGGAAAAGGACAACCGCAAGGAAATCCCTAAACTGCACCCGACACAAAAGCCCATTGCCGTGTTAAAACGCCTCATCGAAATCTTTACCGATGAGGGCGATGTAGTGATTGATCCAGTTGCTGGCAGTGCATCCACGCTACGCGCCGCACGAGAGCTTAACCGCCCGTCCTATGGCTTTGAAATCAAAAAAGACAGCTGCAAAATCGCAAAAGAAAAAATGCTTAATATCTAACAAGGAGCCCCAAATGAAACACTCGAAAACCCCATTACGCCAAGAAAAACAAAGCTTCACGCACTTTATGAAAGGCAGTGAAAAATGGCTAAACAGAATCTGCTATTTTCTCGCCGCCTTGATTATTGCCATGATTGTAGGCGGAATTAGCCTACACGCCAATGCCCACCCAACCGATTGGCACGATAACGAATTAAGCCAACAAATCCAAGCAGAAACACAGTGTGAACTGAAAGGGGGCATATATGAAAACGGCGTATGTTTACCGCCCAATCTTACACTGGCAACAGAAAAAGAACTGCAGGCTTACACTGCACAAAAACAAGCAGAAATTAACCGCACTTTAGGAGCAAAACAATGAAACCTTACGCTGATCACTACGCTCAACTTGATGCGGCTCACCAACGTAAAGTGGATTGGCAAGCAGGCTATGAAATCGCTTTAGATGAAGTCGCTACTGAAATCGACAATGATTTAAAACAAGGCGATCAAACGCATTATCACGAACTCACGGAAATGTTGTGCGATAACGATAATTTCTGGCTCGCTATTGGTAGCGGTGCAAGTTATGAGCCTTATAGACAAGAGGCGATTAAGAAAATCGCAGAGCGTGAATTAAACGACAGAATGAATGATTATGACCCAGATTAATGGAGGGGCGAGATGACAAACCAAGTCCAACATCAACAAAATAAACAGCCACCTGCACTTAAAACATTTTTTGAAAGTGCGAATGTGCAAAATAAGATTAAGGAACTTGTTGGCAAAAATGCGGCAACCTTTGCAACAAGTGTTATGCAAATTGCCAATAGCAATGCAATGCTTAAAACAGCAGACCCAATGAGCATTTTTAACGCCGCTTGTATGGCAGCGACATTGAATTTGCCACTACAAAATGGCTTAGGCTTTGCCTACATCGTCCCTTTCAGAAACAACAAGGAAAAGAAAACCGAAGCGCAATTCCAAATTGGCTATAAAGGCTTTATCCAACTGGCACAACGTAGCGGGCAATTTAAACGCTTAGTCGCATTGCCTGTGTACAAAAAGCAACTTATCAAAAAAGATTTCATCAATGGTTTTGAGTTCGACTGGGAGCAAGAGCCTGAACAAAACGAAAATCCAATCGGCTATTACGCCTATTTTAAACTGGTAAACGATTTTTCGGCTGAACTCTATATGAGTCACGATGACATCGTCAAGCACGCTCAACGCTACAGCCAAACATTCAAAAAAGGCTATGGCGTATGGCACGATAACTTCGAGGCAATGGCATTAAAAACTGTAACTAAGTTATTGCTATCAAAACAAGCTCCACTCTCTGTTGAAATGCAACAAGCCGTATTAGCCGACCAAGCCGTTGTGAAAGATGTAGAAAATCAAGAGTTCAACTACACCGACAATATTCAAGAAGCGGAATTTTTAGCGGTTGTTGATGAAGCCACATTCGAACAATGCAAACAAAGCATTGCTAACGGCGAAACCACCCTACAAGAGCTTTGTGATAGTGGGGCTTATGAATTTAGCCAAGAGCAGATTGCGGAGTTGGAGGCGATTGAGAATGGAAATGTACCAACTCAAAGCTAAATGCTCTGGCTTGGCTGATTTAATGGTAAAGCCTAAAAGCGGTAATGGAATATCTGCTACAGCAAAAAGTGCGGTGAGAAAGATAGTGAAATTTGATTTATTCGGTTATCGAGATTTTGAGGGGAATAAATACACCGAGAAAGGTATCGCACTAGAAGAACAAGCCATTAAGTTAAGCGGTCGTAAGCGTGGATTACCTCTTAAAAAGAACACGGAAAGGCGTGAAAACGATTGGATTACAGGCGAGTGCGATATTTATGTGCCAAGCCGAAGATTAATCATAGACACTAAATGTTCTTGGGATATTGGCTCACACCCTTTTTTTGCTGATGAGGCGGAAGAAAAAGCGAAAAAAGCGGGGTATGACGCACAAATGCAAGGCTATATGTGGCTATGGGATTGTAGTGAGGCGCAAATTGATTTTGTCCTCCTCCCCACTCCTTATGACCAATTATCAAGCTATGACGACCCAAACAGATACATTGACTTGGTTGAGCAAATCCCCCAAGAAAAACGTATCACCACCGTCACAATTAAACGTGATGAGAAAGTCATCGAGAAAATCAAGGAGAGAGTAGAAATTGCTCAAGAATATTATCAACAACTTATACAGGAGATGCGCTAATGGCACGTAATACCAACACCGTGATATTAGTCGGTCATTTAGGCAGTGACCCAGAAATCCGCCAATTCCAAAATGGCGGGCAAATTGCCACATTTAATCTTGCTATAGGCGATGATTACCGAGATAAACAAGGCAATACGGTTAAACGTACGCATTGGATACCCATTGTGGTGTATGGCAATTCTGCTGATGTAGCAAGACAATATCTGCAAAAAGGCTCAAAAATCTGTGTAACAGGGAAACTGGTACAGGAAAGCTGGCTAGACCAAAACGGCAATAATCGCACCGCACTTAAAGTAGCGACACAATCCTTTGAAATGCTAGACAGCAAGGTAAGCAATGAAACACAACAGCCAAGCAAAGACAAAGAAAAACCCGATCCATTAAGCGCAGCAGCAGAACAAGATGGGTTTAATGATGATATTCCGTTTTGAGTTACACCACAAGCCACTAACCAATAGTGGCTTTTTTATTATCTAAATTTGAGAGGCAAAAATGGCTGAAGAAAACAAAGAAATTATAGCTTATAAAGGGTTTAAGCAAGACTGGACTTGTCGAGGTTATCAGTATGAGGTAGGCAAAACGTATGAGCATAAAGGTAATGTTAAGGCTTGTGAGAGTGGATTCCACGCCTGCGAATACCCGCTTGATGTGCTTAGCTATTACAGTCCAGCGGTAAGTAAATTTGCTGTAGTTAAAATGAGCGGCGAAACATCAAAAGATAGTGATGATACAAAAATTGCATCTGCAAAAATCACGATCGAAACCGAAATTAACTTACCGGAAATGATAAAAAAAGCCGTTGAATGGATAAAAGGTAAAGTTGATTGGGATGCTGCCAAGGTGTCCAATACAGGCTATCGGTCGGTAGCGACTAATACAGGCTATCGGTCGGTAGCGACTAATACAGGCTATCGGTCGGTAGCGACTAATACAGGCTATCGGTCGGTAGCGACTAATACAGGCGATCAGTCGACAGCGACTAATACAGGCGATCGGTCGGTAGCGACTAATACAGGCGATCAGTCGACAGCGACTAATACAGGCGATCGGTCGGTAGCGACTAATACAGGCTATTGGTCGGCAGCGACTAATACAGGCGATCGGTCGGCAGCGACTAATACAGGCTATTGGTCGGCAGCGACTAATACAGGCGATCGGTCGGCAGCGACTAATACAGGCTATTGGTCGGCAGCGACTAATACAGGCTATCAGTCGGCAGCGACTAATACAGGCTATCGGTCGGTAGCGACTAATACAGGCGATCAGTCGGCAGCGACTAATACAGGCGATCAGTCGGTAGCGGAAGTATCTGGCAAGCAATCTATAGCTGTTGCGCTTGGTTGGCAATCTAAAGCTAAGGCGAGTATTAATGGTGCTATTGTTTGTGTATATCGCAATCATGATGGCGAGCTAATCCATATCAAAGCATCAAAAGTCGGTGAAAATAACATCAAAGCTGATACTTGGTACACGTTAGATGAGATAGGTGAGTTTGTTGAGGTTAAAGACGACTAAAAAACCATATAGAGAACCTATCTATGGTAGTGATAGATTCGTGGTTGAAGAACACTACTACGAAGATGATGCTTAAAATCTGCCGCTATTAATTAGCGGCTTTTATTTATGAGGAATAATAAAAATGTACTGGTTCAGAAATGCAATTATTTACCAATTAACAAAACAAATAGACTTTGAGAATATCGAAAAACAACTCACAGTGGCTTTTTTTATTGCTCTCAACCCAGCTCGCTTAGGCGAGCTTTTTATTACCCCCAAAAAATAGGAGAAATAGAATGATTAGAAACAGTAGATGGACACCTGAGGTTCCACGCCCAACACTTAATGATGAACATTTATTTGTACCCTTTTTAAAAGAATGGGTAGAAAAAGAATACAAAGATGAAATTAATTCAGACAAGGAGTACTTTGAAGATGAAGAATTTGATATTGAATATTTTGGCATTTATCAAGACATTTTAAAAGTGTGGAGTGGCGATAATGAAGACGCCGCTGAAAATCTTATTAAATGGCAAGGCTGGGATTATCGCCAAGCCAAAGAATTTGAAGAAAAAAATCTTGAGTATGATTTTGATAAAGAAAATAACCGCCTATCTAAACAATGGGTAACTGACAATGTTTATACATTGCCTTTTTCTGTCGGTAGTCGCGTAAAATGGGGTTTAAAAGAAGGTATTATTATGGAGGATAAAAATAATAATTACCTACCTTTTGGAAAAGTGTGCGTATTAACAGATAAACAGGCAGCAGAAAATAAAAAATGGCAAGATCAAGGAATATCAAGTAGACATGGTGGTTATATTGTTAATTGGGAATCATTGGAATTGATAGAGGAAAAACCATGAACCTACTAAAATCCCTCGCCCGAATAATCCTCAAAGAGGAACTCGAAAATAATAAATATCACTTTGAAAAACTAAGCAATGAAAATCTTGCCAAATCAAGACGCATTAAAGAACTTGAAAGCGATAATGACCGCCTAAGAATTAAAGTGGAACAAATCCGACAAGACAATTTAAAACTCCGTGAAAATCGACCGCACTTTAAACACCATAAGAAAAAAGGAGGGCGAAAATGAATGAAATTAACATCAAATTCCCCTTACATAAATTCCAAACATTAATACACCGTTATGTTAGAGACAGCCTACACGATAACGGAACGCCTGTTTTAATCTGCATCCACGATGTTAAAGAGTATTGGGCGGTGCTAGATAGCCATACAAGAGAAAAAATTAAGGGCGAAGTGAAATTTTTTATCAAAGAATATCATCATCTACGCAATGATGAATTCTTTAAGAAAGATTTAGCTGCTTGGAGTGAATTAGCCGACTGGATAAATGAAAACCGCAGTAGCCCATCAACAACAGCTACAACAGCAAAACCGATTGTGCCTGTGTTGCCTGTGATTAATCCAAAACAGAGGAAAAAATAACCGCACTATGTTTACCTACGGTTCAATCTGTTCAGGGATTGAAGCAGTAAGTGTGGCATGGAAAGGCTTAGGTAAGCCACTTTGGTTTAGTGAAATTGAACCTTTTCCTTGTGCCGTGCTTACTTATCATTATCCCAACATCCCAAATCTTGGGGATATGACCACCTTACCCGAAAAAATCTTAAACCGTGAAATTCCTGCGCCTGATGTGCTTGTTGGTGGTACACCTTGTCAAGCATTTTCGATAGCTGGACTGCGAAACTCGCTAGATGACGAACGAGGAAATCTCACTTTAATGTTGATACACATATTAGAGGCTATTGACTATGTTAGATACCAAGACGGTAAACAGCCATGCATTTTGCTGTGGGAAAACGTACCAGGTGTCCTATCCACCAAGGACAACGCATTCGGACACTTTCTGGCTGGATTGGCTCAAGAACGTGAGCCATTACAACCGGCAGGGGCAAGATGGGCAAACTCTGGTTATGTGCATTCAGCCCGCACTATCGCGTGGCGAATCCTCGATGCTCAATACTTCGGAGTTGCCCAACGACGCCGTCGGGTGTTTGTTGTGGCAAGTGCTAGACCGCGAAGTGTCGCCCAGATACTCATTGAGCGCAAAAGCTTGTGCGGGGATATTGAGACGGGCAAAAGCGCGGAAAAAAACATTACCGCCTACACTGAAAGTAGCTTTGGAACGTATATCCGATCCACAGTGGGGGGGGTAGTAACTGCTAGTGGTGGTGCGCTTGGTGGCGGGTCGGAAATTCTTGTAGTACACGGCACGCAAGATCCGATAATATCATCCACCACCGCGCATTGCTTAGGTCGTAACGGCGGGCGAGAAAATATCTTATTTGATATTGCTCACCGCTCCGACGTAGTACGCATACAAGATGATGATACTACGCCGACACTAACGGCGCGCATGGGGACTGGCGGTAATAATATCCCTTGCATTGCTCTTGCTGGTAACACTATCGGCAGACAACCGCATAACGGCGGAAATGGCAATGGATTTGATGACAGCGGAGTAAGTTACACATTAACAACTACAGATATTCACGGTGTTTTTAATGGCTTAACAGTCCGCAAACTTACACCTTCAGAATGCGAAAAACTACAGGGCTTTCCGCCAGGTTACACGCAAATCCCATATCGCAATAAACTTGCGAATGATTGCCCTGACAGTCCGCGCTATAAAGCTATCGGCAATAGTATGGCTGTACCGGTTATTAAGTGGATCGGGGAAAGAATGATTAATTATTTAAACAAATAAATCCAATAGGCGTTCCAAGTGAGTGCCTTTTATTTTAGGAGTGAGTGATGGATATTATTAATTTAATCAAACAACAAACGCCTGAAGAAAGACAAACATTATTCAATGAATTTATTAAACTCTTAAACCAAAAAAGAGAATATGTAGATATTCCTGAAAGAATTGTATGCTCTGCTTGCCAAGTGTTTGTAGATGAAAGAGATGGTACAAATGAAGATGGCGGTGAGATTATCCATGAAGTATATGGTTTAAGACACTATGACCCATTCATGCGTAAGCAGATTAAAGAATTAGAAAAACAATACAAGTATGCTCTTTTAGATTGGGAACAAGGGTTTCTAACTAATAAAGGTCGTTTTGTAGGTCGTAAAGAAGCAATGGAAATTGCTAAAGCTCAGAACCAAGTAATTCGTTTATCTGGTTCACCAAACTCAGATATTCTGTTCTCAGAAGATTTATATTAGGAGTAAGCATGAAAGGATTCACAGAATGGCTATTATATGTATTGGTGGTGTGATATGAGCGAATGGATTAAATGTTCGGAGCGGTTGTCAGGGATGAGAATGAGATTGGGGAAGATATGAAAGTGCTAGACGAACATATCCTTGAGTATATCTGGGATGAAACATTAGACCGCATCGCACAACACACCTTGGTAACGTATATCGGTGGCAGTGTTGGCACGTATAGCGATGATCATGCAGAGAAAAGAGCAGAAGACTTTGCAATATTGAGTGTAAGACACCTTATTGCAGGCTCTGGATTAAGCGAAAGTCAATTTAGACGGCGGGTTAAAAAGCTTATGGCACAAGGTGTTTTGTTGCAACGCATTGGGCCGAATAGCTTTGTGATTAACTCGGATGTGGTTAAAGACGCAGCGGTACATGCCGCACGATGTTGGCGCGCAATCGGTGTGCCGTATGGTATGGACGACACCGGGAGAGCCTGTAAAACATTGCCTATTAACGCTCTGCCGAGAAGCATTTTTGAGTTAAAAACAAATTGTTATCGGATTTTGAGATCTGAATATCCAAGTTACAAAGGAAAAGGAGTAGGAAATGAGCAATGAAATAACCCAAAAAGTCCGCATAACAATCGAAGTTGAAATGGACGACTACCAACGTGATCAACTTAAAATATCAAAAAATACGCAAGTGTTAGGCGGAAATATCGTGCTATTAGACTGGGAAGGTGGTGTGTTTGACGAAGTTGATGGGTATTGCATTTGACAATATGAAAGATGAGACCTTTATAGGTGAATTGCAACTGGCGATTAAACGGGTAGTTACGCCAATTATTAAAGCAAAACGCAAAGCAATTTTGGAGGGGAAAAATGAGTGAAAATAATGGCTGGATTAATTGTGCAAACGAACTACCAGAACCATTTTCTACCGACTTAGAGTATCGTAATGCAACTAACAAACACCTAATTTATTTTACTGAGGATGGTGATCATTGGGCTGTTGGTCTTGGCTGGTATTTATATGACGATAAGTCGGATTGTGAAGGTTGTTTAATTCCGTATTGGGAATCGGATGAAAACCCTGGCGAGGAAGTGGAGGTTATTTATTGGCAACCGCTACCACAACCACCGGAGGAATAAATTATGCCAAATTGGTGTGTAGGAAATTTAAAAATTAGAGGCGAATCCGCTGATATAACGCATTTTTTAACGGAGTGCATTGAAGGTTGCGAGTGTGACATTGATGAATTGGGCACGTTAGAAATAAAAAACATTAGAGAGCAAGAAATCAAAGGGGCCCGACGTGTTTTTTGCGACAACCCAAATGAAATCATTGAGGGATATGAGTTGGAGAATGGGTATATCGTTGTCATACCAATCTCAGCTGCATGGGTATTAAGTCAGCCTGAAATGATTGAATTAAGCAAAAAATTTAATGTTGATTTTAGGTTTTATGGATTTGAATTGGGACAAGAATTTAATCAAGAGTTAGAAATCATAAAAGGCGTATTAACTTTAGATAAATGTATCGAATTTAAAAATTACATTTGGGAATGCCCTATGCCTTATCTTGGGGGATAAAACCCATTTACAGCCCATTAAATCTCCCCTAGCCCCTATTTACAAAAGAGGGGGATAAGTTAGATGAAGTGGGCTAACTAAAATAAATCATTATAACCGCTCTTATGGGCGGTTTTTATTGGAGGAAATATGGAACAAACGCTCACTATTCGCGATGTTGCAAAGTGCTTGAACCTTAGCGAAACAACCGTGCGGAAAAATAAATTAAAGTGGGGATTTTTCCAAATGGAAGGGTCTAGAATGTGGCGAGTTTTTAAATCCGATCTTGATCGCAATCGCAAAAAAGCTGAAAATCTCAGCGATCTATATGCGAAGGTCGGTGATACACAGGAGAAACAAAAATGCCGATCCGCAAAAATAAAAATGGCGTGTGGCAAATCGATTTTACCACACCAAGCGGCGAGCGAGTTCGATGCAGTAGTAAAACAACTGACAAAAAATTAGCTCAACATCTCCACGATAAGCTCAAGCACGAAGCATGGCAAGTGGAGCAGCTTAACAAAAAGCCCGAAAAAACGGTGGAGCAAGCCTTAATTTTATTGCTCAAAGACGCAGAGCATAAAAAAGACAAACTCACCAAAATTCAGCACGCCAAATATTGGCGCGATGAAATCGGGAACAAGCTGCTTAGTTCTTTAACAAGTGAAGATATTCAAAATGCGATTCCTACGCACGTTGTACGCACAGGGAAAATACTTTCCCCAGCAACCCAAAACCGCTATCGTTCGTCCATTATGCGGGCAATCAATCTGGCAAAGCAAGCTGGTTGGATTGATGTCGTGCCTTATATCGCTAAAAATAGCGAACCCAAAAAACGCATCCGCTGGATTACTGAAAAGGAAGCAGAGCGATTATTAGATAGCTTAAATCTTAATTGGATGAAAGATGTCTGCCAGTTCGCCTTATTGACGGGGGCTAGAATGACGGAGATTTTGTCAATGACGTGGGATAAAATTAATTTTGCTAACAAAATGGCAATAGTTACTGGCGATATTGCAAAATCTGGACGTGGACGTTCTCTGCCTTTAAGTGATGACGCAATTAATCTAATCAAAGAAAGGATGAAATATCAAGTGTCTCCCTATGTTTTTCATAGCGGAACAGGGAAACTACGTGATGATATTTCACGAAGGGATTTTAAGCGCGCCTTGCAGCGAGCCAATATTAAGAATTTCCGATTTCATGATTTACGTCACACTTGGGCAAGCTGGCATATCCAACGCGGAACACCGCTAATGGTACTCAAAGAGTTAGGCGGATGGGAAACGATAGAAATGGTTCAGAAGTATGCACACCTAAATGCCGACCATTTATTGTCATACGTGAATCAAGTCAAATTCTCGTCAAACACTCGCCTTGCTAGGTAAAGCAGAATAGCAGAAAACGACAAACTGGATGATTATCCAGAAACAAAAAGTACGTAAGCTATTAATTCTAAAGAGAAAACTTACAATACTTAGAAAACTCTATTTGGTAGGTTGTGAGAGGCTCGAACTCTCGACCGACGGATTAAGAGTCCGCTACTCTACCAACTGAGCTAACAACCCAACTGGACAACTAAATCAGAGAGTGGTGGGTCGTGAAGGATTCGAACCTTCGACCAACGGATTAAAAGTCCGCTGCTCTACCGACTGAGCTAACGACCCAATTAGATGATTTTAAAGTAAATTTTAAAATCTTTTGATTGGTGTTTAAATGGTGCCCGAAGCCAGACTTGAACTGGCACGCCTCGAAAGGCGAGGGATTTTAAATACCATAGTTAAACCAGCATAAACAATAACTTATAGCAACATTAATTGTTTGATAGTGCAAATAAGTGCATATAAAGGTAAATATAAGACAAAACCGCCAGCCAATCGCCAGTAAAAAAGAGGAAAAAGTACAAGGGATTTTTTGAAAAACAATCCCTTTTTACTGTGCAGGATTAGAAAGTGGATTGAATTTGACCGCACTTTCTAAATGCGAAGGGGCGAAGTGAGCGTAACGCATCGTCATTTCGATAGTTGAATGACCGAGAATTTCTTTCAACACTAAAATATTCCCACCGTTCATCATGAAATGGCTGGCGAACGTATGGCGCAAAACGTGGGTTAGTTGCCCTTTGGGTAACTCAATTTCAGCACGCAAAACCGCATTTTCAAAGGATTCGTAAGCATCATTGAATAATCTGCCACGCTTTTTCGGCAACATATCGAACAATTCTTTACTGATAGGCACAGTGCGGTTTTTCTTTGATTTTGTGTTCGTGAAGGTGATTTTATATGGCATAACTTGTGATTGGGTCAGCGTCTCCGCCTCACTCCAACGTGCACCAGTTGCCAAACAAATTCGCACAATCAAGCCCAAATCAGCATTGCGAGAGTTATCGCACTCAACTAATAAACGGTAAATATCCCGCTCATATAAAAACGCTAATTCTGTTTCTCGTTCTTTGAACAAGCGCACACCATCAAGGGGATTCTCAGCCGTCCACTTACGCAATGATTTCAGTTCGTTAAACACTGCTCGCAAGTAGGCGTGTTCACGGTTTACTGTGGCTTCTTTCGGGGGCTTGTTTTTATTTACCGAAAATTCCCCATCAAGGCGGCGTTTGCGGTAGTCGGCAAAGATTTCAGCGTTAAATTCATTGGCAGGCGGATCGCCCAAGTTCGCGCACAAGTTCTTTAGTTTGGCTAAACGAGCCTCGCAGTCCGACAACGTTTTACCGTGCACATCAAACCATTCCTGCACATAAAAACTTAACACAGGCAAATCGTCTGATGCTAAAACCGTCACAGAATCAACCGCACTTTGCGCGCCTTCTTTGGCTTGATTATAAAAGCGCAACGCATCGCCTTTAGTTAAAAACCATTTGCGTGATCGCTTACCGTTTACATAAACTTCCGCAAGCCATTTACCGTTTTTTGTGTCTTTGCGAACTGCCATAATTAAGAAAATTGCGTCTCAACATCTTGAGAACCATGCAACACCCTAAGCACATTCAAGGCTGATGAAGTACGCTCAAAAAATATCACATAGCCCTGCACAACATAGCGATATAGATTAGGTTGAATATCAAAACAAGCGACACCTACATCAAATTCACACAACAAAGAAAACGCATCATAAAATTTATCAAGAAATAACGCAGCTTGTATTTGCCCAAAACGTTCAACGCCATAATCAAAAATAAGTTGCAAATCGTCCCCTGCCAACGCATTAACAAATAAACGTCTAGCCATTATTTGCGCCCACGGCATTTGATTTCATCAAAAAAGGCGTTAAGATCGGTAACTTCCACCGCCTCACACGCCATAGCCTTATCAATTTCTTTACGCAAAGTGGCTAACTTCTGCTGGTATCGAAAAGATTTCAGCATCTCATCAAATAATTCATGTTCTGATTTAAAGTGACCCGTTTTCATCAAATCAGCAAATTGTTCTGATTGTTGAAGTGAAAGTGTAAACATTTTTGCTCCTTATTTAGTTTCTTTGCGAACTGCCATTTACGGTAAATCTTCCCCACCGTTAGGATATTTACAACGGCCCAAACGATTTAATGCCATTTTCCAACCTTTCCAAAAACCATATTTCTGCAAGGCTAAAATGGCATAGTTTGAACAACTAGGTGTAAAACGACAAGCACCACGAAGTTCACGCGGTGCTATTCGTTGATAAAACAAAATGAATTGAATGCTAAGCCAAACCATTACACAGGTTTTCTAAATGTGATCACGTAATAATTTACAGGGAATGATTTTTGCCCAGATAGCGCACCTAAACAGCCTGGTTTTTCTTGTACACCAATTTCATCTACACGTATAAATTCCCAACCAAACGCAGCATACTCATTTACAGTTCTTTCTAGATAAGTTGCGGCACCAGTATCTTTATGTTTTTTATCTACTTCAATATTTGGTGGAATTTGAATCATTTTATAAGTGTAAGCCATAATAATTTTCTCCTATTTAGTGATTTTTCTGAAAATAAAATCAGTAAGTGAATCGATGTTTGGTAAGGTTTGCGCCGCATTGTTTGACATTTTCAAACTCCTCTCGTTTTTGTTTTCTACGCTGTTCTGTTTCGGTGATCTGCTCTGTTACAGAACGGAAAAAATCTTCTTGTAGTAACAAGTTTTCTTTTCTGGTAATAATTTTCTTACTCATCATAGTCTCCTATTGTTTTTTCATCATTATACTATGATTGATTAAACTCTCTCCATTTTAAGAATCACCTTCCCAACCACATCAATATCAGTCATTTTTTTCAATGCGAATATGCCCATTCCCCACCACATTATTTTTTTGAGCCACTAACATGTTGTGTGATTGCGCCAGTTTGTGATGATGAAGTTTTTAAGCCTGTCATAAAAGCAATAGCTTCTAGTTTTTTATGGTCATCCAGATCGTTAAACGCAATTAGGGCTAATTTTTCGTGTGTGCTCAAGTCATTGGAAGCGCACCCAAAAATTAACCAATCTAGACTTACACTGAACTGGTTAGAAATAATCAAAAGCGGTCCTAACGGTACTAAATTTCGCACTTTCCATTTGTTTACACTAGGAGGTTGGATACCAATAACAGTGGCTAACTCTTTATCTGTATGAACATTACAAATTTTTTTCATACGCTCGATAATTTCGTATGAATTTAAATCAATTCTATTTTCCATAAAAAGTATAATTTATCATTGAAAATTACCTAAAAGGCAATTAGAATAACCTTAAAGCTAATTTATTTGATTATAAGTTACTAACGGTAAATAGATTACCACAACAAGGGAGATTTGACTATATGGAAACCAATGCAACGCCAATACAGGCGAGAAAAGGGCGCAATCCCACTTTGCAAATTTCACTAGAGCAAAAAATCATCAGCAAAATTGAAGCTTTAGCCATAAAGGAAGACCGCTCAATTTCATCAATGGGGCGCGTATTAATTAATCGTGCCTTGGCAATGACAGCACAACAGGAGGAACAGCAATGAACAAGCAAAATACAATTTGTATAAACATACATATGGAACAGCCTTACATGACAAGAGAAGAGTTTGCTAAAAAATTAGATGTATCAATAGGGACAATTGATCGGTTAAGACAGCAAGGTGTTCTGAAGTGTATCAAGATGAAAAATGATAAAGGGGAAGAAACTGAAAGAGGTTTAGTTTTAGTTGATTTGGTAGCGATTGCTGTACGCAATGCAAAAAACGCATTTCAAATATAAACCGCACAAAAGTGCGGTTACAAAAAACAAGGTTTTTTGAACGTTGGCTATGCCAACGGCTGCGAAGCAGCGAACAATCCTTACAAGGATTGTGAGTAATTTCCAAAAGATTTTAGTTATAAGGGGAAGACAATGACTAAATCATCATTCACGTTTTTCTTTCAAGAATATTGCGAGAAACACAATTTAACCAACGAAGAAATTCAAGAAAGATTCGCTATTCTTCAGTATCAGGCAGAAGTCGAGCGAGATACCACTCAAGCACATCAGCAGCTTTCGGCGATTTTTGCGAAATGCCGTGAGGGCTATCCACGTAAACAGGCTAATAACGATGAGACAACTTCCCAATATACGGGAGCAGAACATCAAGTAATTCGGGATTTGTTTGCTTCACTGAAGCAATCAGCGCGTGAAGCTCATTCTCTACATCATCAATCACATCAGGGTGACGTGCAAGTCCACGCAAAAAGCAACCCATCACGCGTTCTTGAAGTCCCTGCTGTAACTGAAGTTGATAAATCTGTGCTTGCATATCTTGAAGCGTTTTTTGCATCTGATCGTTCATCTTCTGAAATCCTTAAATTAAGTAATCGTTTATTCAATTTAGGGCAAGCATACAACAAATCAGGTAAATAAAAAAGCGAGGGCGCGTCAATGTATGTATCTGAAAACGAAAGTGTAGTAGAAAAATGGTACCGAGAAAATGGCATACCCATGTCGAAAGCAAGAAATAGCGAAGAAACCTTGCATGAAATGGGCTTGAGTAAATATCCCACTGAACGTGCTTTTAATCATATTTCCGATGAGCAAAAAGGCATGTTAAAAGCGTTAGCAGACATTGAACCCTTTGAAGATTACATCTTGCCCGATCTGACTGGCGATAAGTTATGGCATTACAACGAAAAAGGCATTGATAAATTAACCAAAGCCTTTCACGCCATGTCAGCACTTCGCACGCCTTTTCCGCGCGCTTTAACCCGTCGTGATTGACGGCAAGTGTGATCGTTTAAGCGCATTAGGGTCGATTGCTGGGATGTGGGAAGATTAGCTATGCAATCAATGTGGGAACAGCAACGTGACAACACCGTCAGTGCCAAAAAGGCACACATGGCGGTGGTTGCCTGTGAACGTTATCAAGCCGCAGAAAATGGGCATAAATTTGACCGCACTTCGCTGCCCTTTGATGAACGCTACTATACGCCACTGCAGCTAGAATTGTTCGCCACAAATCCCGTTGATTTTGAGTTTATCGAACAAAAACTTGAAAACCTACCTCGCCAACGTCAGCGGGAATATTTCCGTAAACTGTATATTAAAGCCTATCGCAGCGTAAAAGACGATGGCTCGATTGTGTTTGCCCTCGGCAATAAACAACGTCGATATGCCAATGATTATTTGCGCAATGTATTAGATGTGCGTTTACAAAAAGTCTTTTCACAATACAACGTGAACGTCGATTTTTTGCAAACCTTCATCAACACCCCACAATGGTTGCTATCTGTTAAAGATGAAATGCAACAAGCCGTGCAGTTCTCCACCGTGCCAACACGTGAAGAGCTCTCAAAACATTACAACGAACTGCATTACAGCGGTTTTCATTTTCAACTGTTCGGCATCCAACAAAAGCAAAAACAATTACCTTTCTATTTAATCACCGAAAGAAAATTGAAAAAAATGGCGTATGAAATGGCAGCGGCATTTATTCGATTTCAATGTGATTGCTCCCACTTTTTAAAAAATGGCATTGAAAAAGACAACGAGGGCGACATTCAAGGCTATTTCTATCAGCTCTATAAATGGTGTGGCGAAATCGCCCTTTCTGCGGGTTTCAAAATCCCTCACTGGGAAAAAATCGAAAACGATAAACGCATTAAAGGCGAATATATCGACAGCACCTTACTTCGCTTAACTTGCGAAAAATGGTGGTTTAAGCAAATGCGAGACATACAAAAACGTATGGTCGAGCATATCGCCATTGCCTGTGGCGAGGTGCGCGCCAATGCCGCCAGTTATATCTCCAATCAAAGTTTCCAGGAATGGCAACTCCAGCAACGCAAGAATCACGATTACTTGCGTGCGATGATCATTGAAAACATCGACAATCCAGAAGAACAGGTCGAGCTTTTCGATATGTTTTTAAAATCATCATCGAACCCCGCATTACGTCGTAATGAAATGATGGTGCGCTTGCGTGGCTTGGAAGAATGGGCAGAAGAAAACAACAATGAAGCCTTATTTTTGACGCTTACTGCGCCATCATCATTCCACGCAGGAAACGGCAATAAAAAATGGTCGGGTGTCAATCCACGAGATACGCAAAACTATCTAAACAAAGTATGGCAACAGTTCCGTGCGTTATTGTCGAAACGTAATATTAAATTTTACGGTATGCGAGTGGCAGAGCCGCACAAAGACGGCACACCACACTGGCATGCGTTATTTTATGTTCAAGCAGAACATAAAGAGGAAGTCATCCGCTTATTTAAACAAAAGGCCCTAGAGTTAGACGGCAATGAGAAAGGCGCAGCAGAACACCGTTGCAAAGTGGAAGAATGCGATAAAACAAAAGGCAGCGCAACGGCTTACATTGCGAAATACATTGCGAAAAATATTGATGGTTTTGCCCTTGCTGGCGAAGTGTCAGATGAAGACCCGACACTAAGTCTACACGACAACGCATTGCGCGTTCGTGCATGGGCGAGCCGTTGGGGCATTCGTCAGTTCCAATTCTACGGGGGCGCATCAATTTCTGTTTGGCGTGAATTGCGCCGATTAATCAGCGGGCAAGCCGATGATGAAATTATCAATAAAGCCCAAGCAGCTGCAGGCATCGCGAATGACTATGCGGCATATATGGAAATTCAAGGTGGTGCGCTTGCTAAACGTACTGATCAACCCATCAAGCTCGATTATGAAACTAAACCTGCTAATAAATATGGCGAACAACGCAAAGCCATTATTGGGCTGGCTAACCGATTTAGTCTTAAACAAGTCATTTCACGCACCAAAAAATGGCAAATTAAAAAACGCCCACAAGATTTTGCCCAACGCGCAGAATCTATGGTTGAGCATAGCTCAACCGCTAGCAATAGCGCACGTAGTGCGCCTTGGACTTGGACTTGGACTTGTGTCAGTAACTGTAACCGCTCAATTCTTGAGCAAAAGATCAAATTACTGATACAATCGATCTGCGCGCCCCTTAGCGCACAAAAATTAGACTATTTATTCAAGTACAAACGGCTAATCATAGATAAATATACAGCCATAGAACTTACCGAAAACGATGTGCAGTTAGTGAAACGGAATCAAAACATGATGACGTCGCTTTCCCCTGTGCCGAGAAATATTCAAAAACTAAAAGATTTTCATAAAAACAACCGAATCCAATAGGAGAAAACAACATGAACAAACGTAAACAAAAACAACTGCGCCGAATTATGGCGGCAAAACGTGCAGAAAAGTGCGGTCAAATAGATCTGAAAAATTTACAAGCACAAGTGTGGGATCTTGCTGTGCAATCGCAACAAACCGCAAGTTGGGTAAAAACACAAGGCGAAACTCATCGTCTTCTTTATCGCTATTTTTCAAAAGAAATAGCACGGCTTGAAAAACGCAGAACGCCCGAATTAATCCTGCTTGCTATGGCTTCAGGTTTTCTCGGCGGTGCAGTAGTGGGCTATGTTTTATGGTTATTGGCAATTCTTTGAGTAAAAATAATGAATAAATCCAACACCAAAAAATCAGATAAAGACTTATGGGCCACACCTTGGTGGGTTTTCTATTATGCAGAACAATATTTCAACATCAAATTTGATTTAGATGCTTGCGCTATGGAACACAACACCAAAGTGAAAAACTTTATCAGCCCAGAACAAGATACGCTAACAGCAGATTGGCAAGGACGTTATTGTTGGATGAACCCGCCTTATAGTAACCCGTTGCCCTTTGTCTTACGTGCTATTTCGCAAAGTGTGCTACATAACAAAACGGTGGTAATGTTGCTTAATGTAGATGGTTCGACAAAATGGTTTGATATGTGTGTACGCAACGCAAAAGAAATCGTGTATATCACTAATTCACGAATCCCTTTCATCAACAACGAAACTGGCGAAGAAACAGACCAAAACAACAAACCGCAAATGTTGGTGTTATTTGAGCCAAAAGCCCCTTACGGCAGTTTGAAATCCTCTTATGTGTCGTTGCATACGATGAAAGAATCAAATAATAAAAAATAACCCATATAACTCTAAAAAACTTGAAAATCAAAAGTAATTGAGTTATAATAACCCTATAAATTAATAAGTAAGAGGTAAAATGAATAGTGCAAAAATAATTAAACAAATTGAGGATGACGGTTGGTATCTTGTAAATGTTGTCGGTAGTCACCATCAATTCAAGCATCCAACAAAGAAAGGGCGAGTTACTGTTCCACATCCGAAAAAGGATTTACAAATAAAGACGGTAAAATCAATATTAAAGCAAGCGGGGATTTAAAATCCCCCCTTTATTGAAACTATTTTTGATTATTCAATTTTTTATAATAAGTAAGGGAAGATTATGTTATACCCAATCGGAATAGAAATGGGCGATGAAAATCACACATACGGTGTGGTGGTGCCTGATGTGCCAGGTTGTTTTTCAGCAGGTGATACATTAGAAGAGGCATTCATCAACGCAAAAGAGGCGATTACCTTCCATATTGAAGGCCTGTTAGAAGATGGTGAGGAAATTCCGCAGCCAACATCATTACAAGAGCACGTTAAAAACCCAGAGTATGAAGGCTTTACATTTAGTTTTGTGGATGTAGATTTAACCCATCTAATGGGGAAAGCCGAAAAAATCAATGTAACCTTGCCTAGTCTTTTAATTAAACGCATTGATAGTTTTGTAGCAACGCATCCTGAATATAAAAACAGAAGCAACTTTTTGGCGCAGGTGGTCACAAATAAGTTACTCGCAGCATAAAAATAAAAGCCGCTATTTCTAGCGGCTTTTTTATCCCTCTAATATCTTCCTTAAATGGGCTTTTTCTTCTATTGAAAGTTTGCTTAAAACTAATTCAAGTAATTTGTCTTTGGTTAATTTGCTACTTCGTGTTGTGTGACTAAACTCCATATTCATCACAAATCGGTGACCGCACAGAGGGTTTTTACAGGCACAATAATATCTTGTAAATTCATTGTTCATCGGTTCGGATTTTTCAATAACGGCTTTTGAATTGCAAATCCTACAGTAAATATTTGTTGTTTTTGCCATTTTCTCCCAAAGCCATCGCACAAAATAACTGAAAATAATTATATCAATGAATGGCTTTTTGTACAGGATAAAAACAAAGATTTATTTTGCGAAATTTTGTTCACGGAACTTGATTTTTAATAAGTTTTTGATTTCTGGATCTTGATTTATTGTTTCTGCAATAATCTCTTGTAATGGCATCACTTCATCATAGTGATACACTTCACGATATTTCAACGGATCGCCAAGCCCGCCCGTATTTGTCGGAATAATCCCACTTAAACCTGCAGGAAAACGGTGTGCGGTTAAAACATCTTGTGCCGAAATATTTTTAATGTTGGCAAATTCATCTTTTGTTCCAGTATCGCCAATCGGAATCACTTTTAACCCGTCAGGATGACCGCCCGCAATATTCACAAACATAGAGCGGAAATTACCCACGCCTTTAGATTCACTGATTTTTTTGGCTATTTCTTCTTCCATTTCTTCGGTTAAATCGGGATCTGTGGAGTACAAAATAAAGCCCATATGCCCACCATTGCTAAAATAGCGGCGTCGGAATACAGTCGCATCAGAATTTAGCAATGCCGATTGAATACCGCCTACATAATCGGGCGATCCATAAACTTGTTGCATAGGGTCGTAAAGTTTAATGAAAATAATATCTTTCGCATCATAGCGATAGATTTCTTGTGCGGTATCATAAAGCGATTTTTTCATTAAATAGGAATAGCCGCCATCTTTGCGCACGCGCAAATAAAGGCTAGAAAGTGGTACTAAGCGCACCACTTGCCCAAACCCATTACGCACTTTTAAAAGCCCCACATCCCCAAACTGAATTAAATTTAAACACAGTGCGCGCATATCCATACGAGATAATGCTTTGCCGCCTTCGTAGAGTGCGCTTACCATATTGGCACGACTATGCAGAATTCCCCCATGTTGTGCATTTTGATGAGGTAGTTTAGCCAGTGCATGACGGTTCACAGGGGGTAAATAGCAGTTATAATTTTCATCAAAGCCTATGCCGACATAATCTAGTGCAGGCGAGGCACTGATTTCATTTAATGAAAAAGTGCGGTCATTAATTGGGGCAATAACAATCCCTTTTTTATTGTCTGTTACATTAGTTTTCATTTAGTACACTCCATCCGCGACGTTTGCGCGGTTTATCACTTAAGGATTTTTTATTAATGGCGTTACAAATGGCAAAAAACACATCGGCGTGCTGTGTTTTCACAGTGCGTTCAGCGGTGAACGTCATCGTATTGCCAGATTTTGTTGATTGGTGCTTAAAATATCCAGTTCTTTTTCGCTCCATTCAATCTGTCCGTGCTCAACCAAATCATGCACTTTCAGCACCATACCTGTTTTACTTTCGGGGTTGTAAATAATGGCAGTGGCGGCACGGCGGGCAAATTCTTTCACTAATTCATAAACGCCATAACCGACACCCGTCGCATCGATGCCGATGTAGGTCATATTGTATTTTTCATAAAGGGCGCGAATTTGATTGGCTTGATAGACATAGGAAAGCCCCTGCCATTGATAACGTGCAAGCACGCGATATTTCTCACTGGGTAAGGCTGGCGGAGCAATAATCACAAAACTTGCCCCATCGCCACTGTGTGCGGGGTCGAATCCGCCCCAAACTTCACGATCACCAAAAGGGCGATCCGCTTTCGGGTTAAAGTCTTTCCATTTAGAAATATCTACACCACATTTTAAAAGTTGATGAACGGTAAAAATAGAATCTGCATCATCAATCCAAACGCACATATAAAGCTGATTGAACGCATATTTGCTATAGCGTTGTTTCAGTTTTTCAATGTTAAATAACGTGCCCGCACCGCCTTTTAGTGCGTCTTCAATGGTTACCACATAACGCCACTGACCATCGGGACAAAGTCGCCCACCGTCACGCAATTCTGCAAAAGTTGGGAATGACACGTTTTTGCGTTTAGGGTCGCCATCTCGCCAGTTATCGCCACTCCAGAAAGAATAGGATTCATGGAATTTGGAAGAGGGCGTACTGAAATAGGTTTCACGCCATTTTTCATGCGTTGCCATGGCTGATGCCACGTCATTGAATCGCTGAAAGTCACGAATCCACGCATATTCATCGCCGTACACATGCCCGCTATTCCCTTGCGACGTATTTTTGTTGGTCGATAAAAAATGCAGTTCCGCGCCATTGCTTAAAATAATCGGGTTGCCAGTCAGCTCAACACCGAAATATTCCCTCGCCATCTTCACAATGTAATTTTTAAAGATTTCTGCTTGCCGTTTACTGGCGGATAAGAAAATTTGATTGTCACCGCTAAAAATCGCATCTTCCAACGCTTCAAAACTAAAATAATAGGTCGCCCCAATTTGGCGCGATTTCAGAATATTGCGCACATCGTGGTGCTTGTTAGCGCGGATGTGTTTTTGATAATCAAACAACGAATCAATAAACGGCTGGCACATTTCGGGGGTAACGTGGGAAATATCATTTTTAACCCGTTTTTTCTTCTTGCGCTCATCGCCGTCACCACTATCAGCAAAGGCGCGCTCATTGCCAGAAACGTCCGCAGAATTGACCGCACTTTTTGCTGTCACTTTAGCTACCGTTGCGACACGTTGCTTTTTATACTGAATATCTTTATCGATCAGGGCTTCTAGTTCTTTGATTTCCTGATCGCTTTTATTTTCACGCTCTGTCAGCGTAATAATGCGTAACGCAATTAATTCTTCAATCCCGCTTTCGCTGATTAAATTGCGCCAGTTGTATTTTTCCGCCCAATAGTAAATAGGGCGTGTGCTATTTAAACCTAATTCTTCAGCGATCTCTTTCGGCGTGTATTTTTTTAAATATAAAAACTTTGCCGCATAAATCACTTCATCATCATAGCGTTTTGTTTTTCTTTTTCTTAGCTTAGATTCCGTCATTTTTTATCTTGCTGTTGTTTTGTGGATGTATTGTGGCAACAAAAACCGCAAAAATTGAATGGCAAAATTTGGATATATTCGGATATAGCGCGAAAACCACCTATATCCGAATATATCCGAATTTTGCCCCGTGATTTTGTAAAAAAGATCGGCAAAAATGACCGCACTTAAGCAAACAAAGCGAAAACGCAGGCATTTTTAAAATGAATAAATCAAAACTAAAAACTGATTTTATTTGTATCGCCACATCGGGCTACACCGTGGACGGTCGCCAAATTACCGCCCAAGAGTTGCACGAAATGGCAGAAACCTACGATCCCGAACATTACACTGCGAATTTATGGCCAGAACATCGTCGTTATTTTAGTTGCGGTGAAGTGTTAGAAGTGAAAGCGGAAGAACAAGAAAATGGCGAAGTGAAGTTATTTGCCAAAATTGCCCCAAATCAGCAATTAATAGATTTTAACCGTGACGGGCAAAAATTATTTACCAGTGTTGAAATCGCAGGAAATTTCCGCAATTCAGGCAAGGCTTATTTATCTGGTTTAGGTGTAACCGACAGCCCCGCATCAGTCGGAACAACCAAACTTGATTTCTTTAATCATCAAGACAAGGTGCAGTGCAGTGAATTTATTAATATTGATTTTACTGAACAAAAAAACGATGAAGAAAAAATGACACGTAGTTTTTTCAATGCGATCAAACAATTCTTTTCATCTTCCGAACAACAGGAAGAACAATCAACTCCCCATAACAACAATAATAAAGAGGACGATGCAATGAACGATAAACAGTTCGAGCAACTAATTGAGGCGGTGAATGGTTTAGGCGCAAAAATTGACAATCATTTTTCAGCCAAAGTAGAAACCAAAGAACCAAAAAACAAACCAGAAGAAAAGAAAGATGAACAGCCGCAAAGCGTAACAGCAGAGCAGTTCAATCAACTTTTAACAACGGTTCAGGCGTTGGATAAAAAATTCAACGAATTAAGCCAAGAACAAACCACTGTGCCAAGCGGTGTACCAACAGTAGAAAGCGAAAATGTGTACAGCTTAAACGGCTACAACATCGACTTATCAAAAGGATTCTAAACAATGAATAAACAAGCGTATTACGCTCTCGTAGCGGCATTGGCTAAACATTTTAATCAGCCAATGGACTCTATTTTACGTGGTGAAAGTTTCTCGCTTAAAGCACCTGAAGCAGCATTATTGGGTGAAAACATTCAACAGCGTTCTGACTTCTTAAAGCAAATTAATATGGTGCAAGTAGCGCATATTAAAGGGCAGAAATTATTTGGTGCAACAGAAAAAGGCATTACGGGTCGTAAACAAACTGGCCGTAATTTGGCTAATCTTGATCATACCCAAAATGGCTTTGAATTATCAGAAACAGACAGTGGCATTATTGTGCCATGGGCATTGTTCGATTCGTTTGCTATTTTTAAAGATCGCCTTGTGGAGCTTTATAGCGAATATTTCCAAAACCAAGTTGCATTAGACATCTTGCAAATTGGCTGGAACGGTCAAAGCGTAGCAAATAATACAACTAAAACAGATTTGTCTGATGTGAATAAAGGCTGGTTGAAACTTTTACAAGAACAACGTGCGGCCAACTTTATGACCGAATCTACAAAATCCTCAGGCAAAATTACCATTTTTGGTGATAACGCCGATTACGCGAACCTTGATGATTTAGCCTTTGACTTAAAACAAGGATTAGATTTCCGTCATCAAAACCGTAATGACTTAGTCTTCCTTGTTGGTGCTGATTTAGTTAGCAAAGAAACTAAACTCATCCAGAAAAAACACGGTTTAACCCCTACCGAAAAAGCCGCATTGGGTTCACATAACTTAATGGGCTCATTCGGTGGAATGAATGCTATTACCCCACCAAACTTCCCGGCACGTGCTGCAGCAGTGACAACGCTTAAAAACTTAAGTGTGTACACCGAGGCTGAAAGTGTACGTCGTTCTTTACGTAACGATGAAGATAAAAAAGGTGTGGTGACATCTTACTACCGACAAGAAGGCTATGTTGTGGAAGATTTAGGTTTAATGACTGCTATCGACCACACCAAAGTGAAATTAAACGGTGAAGCATAGGAATTAACACTAAATGGGAATGTGAGATTTTCAACGCCAAATGCAGGCACTAGCAGAAATTAATCAAGTATCAGAGAGCAATACACAACAAAGTGCGGTTGCGACTCACGGTAATGATTATGCCGTGCTTGAAATTGCCTTACAGAATGACGTAAACGCCGTGCGCGCATTCCAGACACGTGCCGAAAAATTAGACTATAAACGCAACCGATTTTTGCCAAAGTGGTTGCCCTTTGTGAATGAATATTTAGATAAAGGGGCAATTTATCAGAATGATTACTTGGTTTATTGCATTGTGTATTTGTTTGACATTGCTGATTTTGACCGAGCCTTGTCATTGGCTGAAAAAGCAATTGAGCAAAATCAATCTATGCCGCAAGGGTGGCAAACCACATTGCCAAACTTTGTCGCAGACCAAATTTACAACTGGACCGATAAAACCGCCGCAGCCGGTCAATCCGTGGAGCCATATTTTACGCAAACTTTTAAAAACGTGGCGACCCAGTGGAAGTTGCATGAAATTGTCACAGCAAAGTGGCTCAAATTAGCGGCGGCACTGCTTTTACGCAGTCCACAAGGCAAAGTACAAGCCAGTGGCATTGATGATGCCGAAACACTTGTTCTGGCTATTCAATTATGTAACCGCGCTTTCCAACTCAATCAGAAAGCGGGTGTAAAAAATATGATTGAGCGTTGTGTCATGCGTTTAAACGCATTGGCAAAATCGGGCGATTACGACCCGAACCGTCTTCCCCAAGTGGCGGGCTTGAGTTTGGAACCAAGCCAAATTGATTTTGATCTTGTTATTAAAAAACTCACTGCCCGCCCACTCCAAAACAGCGAGGAAGGCAATGTTTAACGGCAGAACGCAAGATTATGATGACACTGTCATCACCAATAACGGCTTTTGGTCGGATATTTATGTGGAAGAGTTTCAAAAGCAACGCGCCATTCCGTTGCAAATCCCTGTGGAAATGGTGAAAACGGCACTCATTGCTGCTATGCAAGGCGTTAATTTGGATCTTGCCGAGGTTGAAGAAAATCACCGTAAAAGTGCGGTCAATTCTGTGACAGAAATTTCAAGCTCTCTGATTAATGGTGAAAATTATGCCGAAACCCTTTATAAAAAAGCGGTATTTGCCCGCGCCAAAGCGGAGTTACTCCCAGAATTTAACACCCTTTCAGGGCGTGAAATTCACCAAAACCGTGATTACGTGACCGAGCAAAAAAGCCTATTGGCAGAAGCAACCCACGCTATTCGTACATTGAAAGGTAAAAAACGGGGATCGGTATGGCTACTGTAAAGAAAATGCGCTATCAGCAACTGACGGCGTTTTTACTCACAAAATTGCCGAAACGTTATCACGGGAATTTTTACAGCTGGATTGAAGACGGCAAATTATTGAATGAAGGGCGACAAGTGACCGAAAACGGCATTGAAGTGTGCCACCTTTCCTATAACGGTGTATTTCACTTTGAGGCTTTGCCATTCAACGAAATTTCCCCCGCTTATCTAATGGCGCATATTCAAGTGTGGGTAAACGAAAACGATCCAATGCGTGATGTATTGGATGAAAGTGAAATCCCATTTGATTTAGACATTATCGACGATAACACGGCAGATTTAATCTTTACCATTGCTTTTCGTGAGCCACTGACGGCAATGGAAGATAGCGAAGGCGAATTAAAAATTGAGGGCGTGAATTATCGTTTAGACGATATTGACGTCTTTACGGCTGAATATATTGATGTTGTGGTGACGGTTGAACAATGAGCATCTTAATGGGGCTAAAGCCTGGCACGGTAGAAAAATTAAAGCATACATTACTGTATTTACGCCTTACACCGAAAATGCGTAATCAAGTGATGCAAAAAGTATTGTGGCGATTAAAAAAGAACGCTGAAAAAAATGTGAGCCATCAACAATCGCCAGACGGTAAAACTTGGACACCCAGAAAGAAAAAATTAAAAGGTGGCGTGCGTAAAAATAAGTTGCTGAAAGAAAGTGCGACCAATTTAAATTCTAAATTAGAGCAACAGGGCGAACGAGGAAAACTGTTTTATAAAAACCCTCATTGGGCAAAAGTCCGTGCGATTCACCAATATGGCTTAGAAGTGCCCGTTGAGCAAACTGAAAAAGACAAAAAAGCCTTAGCAAAATTGTTGGCACAAAATAACCAGCCAGCAACACCACAACAAGCACGTCGGCTAAGAGAATTGGGTTATCAAGTGCGCAATGGGAAAACCAAAACAGGTAAACAAAAATATAAAAAAGTGCGCTTAAAAAGCATTCGACAAACCATGTCACGCGGACAAGCGGGTTTAATTATACGAATGATGGAAAAACAAAAAGGGATCAATATTCGGCGAGGTTTAGCCTCTTACAAAATGGCAAAGCGAGAATTTTTAGATGAAAACCCAAAACGAAACGCCGACATTATTACCGAAGAATTATTGAAAGGCTTTGAAAAAGCAGGTTATCACTTACAGCCATAGAAAGACAAAAAATAACCCCGAATCACTGCAATGATTCGAGGTTGTAAACCCCTTACAAACCATTAACCAATAAGGAGTTAATTAAAACAAGTGAATTATAACCAACTATTTAAATTTATCAAGGACACCATGAAACAATACGGTTTATTTAAAACAATATTTGGCTTAGGGCTACTCGTTATCATGGCACGCTTTCCAGAAACGATAGATTCAATAGCAAATATGATTTCTTTATTAACAACAATAAGAGGACAGTAAAGAATGTTCCCATCTGTACAAATTAACGCCCTTAATCAGTTAAGTGGCGAAACCAAGGAAATTGAACGCCACGCATTATTTGTTGGCATAGGCACCACTAATCAAGGAAAGTTATTGGCATTAACGCCCGATTCTGATTTTGACAAAGTATTTGGCGAAACCGATACCGACTTAAAAAAACAAGTGCGTGCGGCAATGCTTAATGCGGGTCAAAACTGGTTCGCACACGTGTATATCGCACAAGAAGACGGCTATGACTTTGTCGAATGTGTGAAAAAAGCCAATCAAACCGCCTCTTTTGAATATTGTGTCAATACCAGATATTTAGGCGTAGATAAAGCAAGTATTGGTAAATTGCAAGAATGCTATGCAGAACTACTTGCTAAATTCGGTCGTCGTACTTTCTTTATCCAAGCTGTGCAAGGAATTAACCGCAATACATCTGACGGTGAAACTTGGGATCAATATGTACAAAAACTTACCACCTTACAGCAAACTCTTGTTGCCGATCACGTTTGCTTAGTGCCTTTATTATTCGGCAATGAAGCGGGCGTATTGGCAGGGCGATTAGCCAATCGTGCCGTGACTGTGGCAGACAGCCCAGCACGGGTACAAACAGGCGCGTTAGTGAGCCTAGGCAGTGCCAATAAACCACTGGATAAAGACGGCAATGAACTTACCCTTGCGCACTTAAAATCCCTTGAAACCGCGCGTTATTCTGTGCCGATGTGGTACCCCGATTATGACGGCTATTACTGGGCAGACGGTCGCACGTTAGATGTGGAAGGGGGCGATTATCAAGTGATCGAAAATGTCCGCGTGGTTGATAAAGTGGCGCGTAAAGTGCGTTTATTAGCAATAGCGAAAATTGCAGATCGTTCTTTTAACTCCACAATATCAAGCACGGAATATCACAAAAATTATTTCGCCAAACCGCTTCGTGATATGAGCAAATCCGCAACCATCAACGGCAAGGATTTCCCAGGCGAATGTATGCCACCGAAAGATGATGCCATCACGATTGTGTGGCAAAGCAAAACCAAGGTGACCATTTACATCAAGGTTCGCCCTTACGATTGCCCGAAAGAGATTACGGCAAATATTTTCTTAGATTTAGACAGCTTAGGAGAGTAAACGATGGAACGTATTAGTGGAATGAGTTTTGACTTCTATTTATTCGGGTTGCCTATTCATGCTGAATCCATCAGCTTATCTATTACGGATAATAGTGCCGTCGTACAAACACGTGGGATTCCTGATGGTTGGGCAAGCGGTGATGTGACCGCAGAAGGCGAAATTGAATTAGATGCAAAAAATTTCTCAAAATTATCAGCTGCAGCCGCCGCGGCGGGAAGTTATCGCAGTTTACCTGAAACGGATTTTACTTTCTTTGCACAACGTGGGGGGATTCGCGACAAAGTGGAAACCTTTGGCAATAAGATTATTTTAACGGATGTGTTAAGTATCGATCCGAAAGGCGGGGCTAAATCCACGAAAAAACTAAAATATTTTGTGACAAGCCCAGATTTCGTGCGTATTAATGGTGTGCCGTATTTATCCGATGAAGATACGCGCGATCTTCTCGGCTAACCGAGTTTAGGGGCTGACTGTGCTGAAGTATAACAACGATAAACAAGCAAGTGCGGTCAGTTTCCTAAATGTTTTAAGGTGATTTTATGAATAGCAAAATAGATAGCACAATTCCGTTTATTGGCTCACTCACTGCGCTTATTTCAGGATATAGCTTGCATGAATGGGCATCATTATTCGGTATTTTATTTGGTGCGGTTTCAGTGTGGTTCGCTTACCGAAAATACAAAGAAGACGTACAAGCACGCAAAGATGAATTAGCCTACAAAATGTTGGCAGCAAAAATTGAAGCAAAAAAATTAGGGATAGCAATAGATGAGTAAAAAATTAGGTGCAATGATTTTATGTTCGGCAGCTGCGGTAGTAACGGCTTTTTTTGCCCAGCAGAAAGACTTGCCAGCGCAACAACAAAATCAAGTAAGCTTAAAAGCGGTGTCAATGATCGTAAATTTAGAAGGTTGCGTGCGCAATCCGTATAAATGCCCCGCCGATGTCTGGACAAATGGCGTAGGCAATACCCATAACGTAGATAAAACCAAGATTTTAACCATTGATGAAGTGGCAGTCGATTTACGCCAAAACATCAAACAGGCTGAAAATTGCATTAACGCCGATTTCAACGGTCGCAAGATGAATCAAGATCAATATGATGCCATGATATCACTCGCCTTTAATGTGGGCTGTGGCAACATCAAAACCTATTACAGCAAAACCCAAGGCAAACGTGTCGCAACCACGCTTTATCGTGCAGCACAAGCGGAAAACTGGATATTAATGTGCAATCGTATTGAAGATTTTAACAAATCAGCTGGACGCGTGCTGAAAGGCTTACAAATCCGCAGAGCAAAAGAAAAAGCCCTATGTTTGGGGGAATAATGGAATTTAAAGCCTTATTTATGGGTGTATTTTTGATGGTGTTTGTAGGCTGTATTGGTTCTACGTTGCATTACAAAAAGCAAGCAGAAACCACCGCACTTTTACTTAAACAGAATGAACAAACCATTGAACAAAATAAAGTGATGTTGCAACGGTATGAAAGGCAACATGCAAAATTGACCTATCAACTCAACCACGCAAACAAAAAAGCCGAACAACGCAGCCAACAACTAAAGGACGTGCTAAACAATGCAGAAAATAAAAATTGGACTAATGAGCGCGTGCCTAATGATGTTGCTGGCGTGCTCAACCAGCGTACCACAACGAAATAATTTAAAGCTAATTTGCCCGCAAACCACCGAATGCAGAGCATTAAGCGTGAATATTCGCATCAACGGCGATTTGGCAGAGAGCTTGAATCAGGCGTTAGATCGCCTTGAAATTTGCACCACGGCTTACACCGCGATAACCAAGTGCATTACCGATTTTAACAACCAAAAGGAAAACTAAAAATGGAAAAAACACAAGCACAAACCTTGTTAGAAAAACTGACTGGAAACCTTAAAGATTCCGTCACATTAAACATTGCAGGCGTTGATTTTACCTTTATTCGAGATAACGCCGCTTACGATCAAATGTTAAATGACATTGAAAGTAACAATAAAGTGACACCTATCAAAGATTATTTACTGGCGATTGTTGCGCGCGAACAAAAAGAGGCATTACTTGAAATTATTCACGTGCCAACACTGGCGGCACAACTGGCAGCGAAAGTCAATGAAGTGTTTGTGCCAGAAATTCAAATTACCGTAAAAAACTAACGGCGCGTGTGGCAAGTATCGAGCGCAACGGGTTATCACAAGCCATTGCGCTACGCATGCACTATTTACCACACGCCGATAACAGCGACTACAATTTAGCGCGCAATATGGTTACACAAACAGTATTTTGAACAACAGGCAAACGCCGTCGCAAGCGGTATCGCCAAAGTCTTTTAGGGTTTCATTATGTCAGCAGTACAAGGGCTTGAATATATCATCAGCTTAACAGACCAACTTTCAGCACCCTTGAAAGGGGTCATGAAGTCTATTGATGATTTGGGCAAACGTGGCGCAGACGCGATGAAAAATATCGGTATCGGCGTGGCAGGGATTGTCGGTGCAGGCTTTGCCTTAAAAAGCGCGCTTGATCCCGCCATTGAATTAAATCGTGCCTTAGGCGAAGTTCGCTCCCTTGGGGTTGCCGATAATGCGTTAGAGAAACTAAGCAAAACTGCCCTTAATTTTTCCAGCCAATACGGCGAAAGTGCGGTGGATTTTGTCCGATCTTCTTACGATATTCAATCAGCGATCGCAGGGCTAAATGGTTACGAGTTAGCCGAATTTACCCAAACCTCAAATTTATTAGCCAAGGGCACAAAAGCCAGCGCAGCGACCATTACCAAGTATATGGGGACTATGTACGGGATTTTTGCTGAAGATGCCGCCAAGCTAGGAAATGCAAATTGGGTAAACAAAATTGCAGGGCAGACAGCCCTTGCGGTAAAAATGTTTAAAACCTCAGGCGATGGAATGAGTGCGGCATTTACCTCTTTAGGCGCAGCCGCAAAAATTGATGTGGCAGAGCAAGTTGGCGTGTTAGGTAACTTACAAGCCACAATGAGCGGAAGCGAAGCAGGGACAAAATATAAAGCCTTTTTAGCTGGCGTGAGTGGCGCGCAAAAAGAACTTGGCTTAAGTTTTGTTGATACCAATGGCGATATGCTAGATATGGTAACCATTCTTAACAAAATTAAAGGTAAATTTGGCGATACCTTAGATGTCGCACAAGCAGCAAAACTGAAAAAAGCCTTTGGCAGTGAACAAGCGGTCGATTTAATTAAATTACTCTTGCCGAAAACAAAAGAATTAAAAAATAACATCGCCGATATTGCAAAAGTCAGCGACACAAAAGCATTGGCACAAATGGCACGTTCAATGGTTGATCCTTGGTCGCGCCTTAGTCAAATTATAACGGGTGTCAAAATGGCAATCGGCGGCGAAATATTGAAAAAACTTGATCCTATTATGCACAAGGTGGCAGATCTAGGACAAGAATTTATTGATTGGCTTAAAACCTATAAAAATATTGCGCGCTGGATTGGTTATATCATAGGGGCATCAATTGGTTTTGCGGCTGTGGCTGCAACGATTTCTCTTGTCAGTGGGGCGATGGGCTTGTTAAAAGTGGGGGCTATTGCTGCCTTTGCACCAATTCGTGGTTTACTTTCCTTAATGTCTTTATTGGGTAAACCGCCAGTGTTGATTCGTTCAGCAATTATGTTGATTTTTACTGGTTTTAAAACATTAATTAGCGTTGTTTGGGCTGTAATCAATCCTTTGAAAATGCTGAGATTGGTTTTTGCTTTTGCATTCAGCCCGTTATCAATCCTATTACTGGCGGGACTCGCAATTTATAAATTCCGCCATCAGTTAAAAGATTTATGGAATGGCGTAAAACAAGGTTTCGGCAGTCTTGAGTCTCATCTTACGCCACTTTATCGTGTATTTAATATTGTTAAATCAGCAGGGCAAAAAGTGTCAAATGCAATTGGTCGCATTGCAGGTTTATTTAGTGCAAATGCTGATTCAGCAATGTTATTTCAAAATGTTGGTGTGGCTGTTGGACAGGCGATTGGATTCGCTTTTGATATCGTTCTTTTTGTTATTGAATTAATTGCACGGCAAATTGAAGCAGTAGCGACTATTTTTTAGTAATGTCGCAGATGTCATTATCGCTACTTGGCATAATGTCATTGATGATTGGGAGAGTAAAAGCGCATGGGATATATTCAAAGGATTAGCGACAGGAATTGGTCAGATTTTTACGACTATTTTAAAAGGGATTAAAGATCAATTTATCAATACGATTAACTGGATTATTGATAAAGTCAATATAGTGAGTGGGAAAATTGGCTTTGAATTACCTAAAATTCCGAATACTTGGTTAAGTGATGATGCACAAGCAACAGCTGTCATAGCAGCTGGAAATAGCCAGCAAACTATCGGCGGTTCACAAGGTTTAATGGCGGTAACAGGTAATTCAGGGGGGAATAATTTTAGCTTAGGCGAAAGGGTAAAACCCAAATTAAATTCGATGCCTCAAGGATCTGTGACAAAAACATTGACACAAAACCGCACCGAGCAAAGAACGATAAACTATGGAGGGCTGGCATTCTATGGATACGATAAGCATGAAATTAAGCAAGAATTGCGCAATAAAGAACAGTTAGCAGCAGGGTAATAAATGGAAAAACTTTACCTTGATTTACTGATTACGGGCGAAGAGATTGCACTAGATAGCGGCAATCAGCCGCTAATTTGTGATAACCGAATATCTATTGCGCAAGATATTAAACACGCCATTTTAGAAAGTGGATTGGCGACACAACTTATCGCAGAGCGTTCGCGCATTTTACGTCGCGATATTATTTTGCAAATGGTTTTATTGGTTGAAGAAGATGTGCGTTTGATTCCAGGTACCGTTTCCATTAGCGAAGCACGTTTAGGACAGTTATTTATTACCGCTGAAACTTATGAATTTGGGCGACTTGATGAATTGGAGTTACGTTTAAATGAGTGAAAATTTTAAACAAATGTTAGCTGAAAGTGGCTTACCCACAGAAGAAACGCAAATCCGACAAGAATTTGAACGCTTAACCGCACAAGAAGGGTTAATCACTAATACAAGCAGAATGAGTCCATTTTGGCGATTAATCACTGCCATTGCGGTTAAGCCTGTAAAGTGGCTGACAGATCATTTAATTGCTGAAATTCTGCCGAATTTATTTGTAAAAACTGCAAAAGATAGTTGGTTACAAATTCAAGCTTGGGCAGTGGGCTTAGATTTTAAAGCAGCAACAAAAGCAGAAGGTGTCGTGCATTTTACAAAAGAAAGCGATGTAACCAATCTTACCATTAAAGCGGGCACGGTGATTCAGACAGAGCGTATTAATGATGTGATTTTCCGTTTGATTGTCACGCAAGACTCCATTATTCCTAAAGGTGTGTTGCGCGCGCCTGTGCCAGTAATCGCAGAGCAGGCTGGCGCAAATTTCAATTTGGCTGCAGGTTATTACCGTATTTTGCCAGAATCTATCGCTGGGGTAAGTGCGGTAGAAAATTTAGAAGATTGGCTAACATCGCCAGGTGCTGACAGAGAAACTAACGACGAATTACGAGAACGTTATCGCACGCAATTTTCGAGTGTAGGACAGCATCATATTGACAGCGTTTACAAAGGCATGATTGCGAAAGTCGCAGCCTTATCTGTGGATAGAATTTATTTTAAACACGATGCGCCACGTGGACCAGGTACGGCAAACGCTTATTTGTTATTAGACACAGGCGTAACCAGTCAGCCGTTTATTGATAAAGTCAATCGATATGTGCGTGATGAGGGTTTTCACGGCCACGGTGACGATTTAATTTGCTACGCCATGCCAGAAACTAAACATAATTTAACGTGCGCCATTTACTTCCAGCCATCTATTTTTGTCGGCGATGTGCGTAAACAAGAAATAGTGCAACAAGTGGAAAATATGATCCGCTGCGCATTTCGCGAAAATAATAATTATGGCGTAACAAGGATTTACCCTTTTAGCCGTTTTAGTTGGTCGAAATTGGGCGAGGAGATTCACGACAACATCAGCGAAATTGCATCTATCGTATGGGGGCAAATCGACATTCAAAGCGAGTTATCTATTCCACGCATTCAACAATTATCCGTCACAGTCCAAAAGTAAGGGGAGAAAATGAAAATAAAATTGCCCTTCTGGATGGATAAAGGCGAACTTAGCAAAATCGCCGTGCTATTCGGAAAATGGTGGGATTATGTTTTAAGTGCGGTCAAATTTCCCTTCAATATTTTAGATGAAGAACACTGCAGTGAACGCATTTTAAATTTAATCGCCTATCAACGAGACGTAGAACAATTTGAGGGGGAGCCGTTAGAGCTATTCCGCAAGCGCGTGAAATATGCCTTTTTAAATGCGAAAGATGCGGGCAGTAAAGCGGGCTTTATCCGCATTTTTGAACGCCTTGGCATTGGATACGTAGAAATTGAAGAACGGTTCGATAGGGAAAATTGGGATGTGATCAAAATTCGAATCAGTGATTCACAATTAGCAAAGAAAGCAGAATTACTCAATTTAATCATTCGAAAATATGGCCGCACTTGTCGGCGTTATACCTTTGAAGTGATCACTAAAGAAACTGTGAGTATTTATCACGGCGAATTTAACCATGATTACCAAAGTTTTTATGTGAAAGTAAATTGATAATAACAACAATAAGAGGTTTATTTATGGCTAGTTTAATTACGCCACAATTTGAACGTTATGTCGCAGAACAAACTATTGCTCGTGGCACAGTACAGTTTGATGAATTCATTTTTGCCAATATTCCAGGGTTAAACGAGAACAATCTTGCACAACATCTTACTATGCCCACATCAGCGCAAATTGTACACCGCCAAGCGGTATCACAAAGTGGCGTGATTAATGAAAATGCCGTTGTGTATTCTGTGACGATTGGTACTGAAGTAGGCGATTTTGATTTCAATTTTATTGGTTTGATTAATCGTTCTAAAAATCTTTTAGCTGTTGCGGTGCAAACGGATGTAGTGAAAAAAATCCGTAATAAAAGTGCTGTGCAAGGCAACAGTATTACGCGCAATATTCTTTTAGAATTTAGTGGTGCAAAAGCTCTAACGGGCATTAATGTCAATGCGAACACTTGGCAAATTGATTTTACTGTGCGATTACATGGACTTGATGAAAAAATGCGTTTAACCAATCGTGATCTGTATGGTAGAGCAGTATTTTTCGATGATAGTTTTCTGGTTAAATGTAAAACAGGCAATCAATTTACTATTCAATCAGGCACGGCTTATGTTGAAGGCGTTCGTATGGATTTAGGCGCAGAGCATTATCTTACTGCTAATAGCTTGCCTTGTTCTATTTATGCGGATGTGGTGCATCATTGCACCGTAACGGGCGAATATCAAACTGAAATTAAGTATCTCACCCAATCAAAAGCGGATTATGTAGATACTGCAAACCGCCAACACTATGTGCAAATTTTGGCGGATATTGACAGCCAAGGCAATGTGACAGATCGCCGTTGACTATCGCCGTTTTTAGGCATGAATCCGCTTACATTAGATGACACAACCGAAAACACTAAAGATAAATTGGGTCATACGCACAAGTTACCTATCGCAAGTTTAGTTAAAAAGGGGATAGTAAAATTATTTTCAGGCTATGATTCAGATGCTGAAGATATGGCTGCAACATCAAAAGCCGTGAAAATCGCCTATGACAAAGCAGTAGAAGCCAAAACTACCGCAGATGGAAAGGTTGGTTTAAATGGTAACGAAAGCATTAATGGCGAGAAATCCTTTGAAAATCGTATTGTGGCAAAAAGAAATATCCGTATTTCAGATAACCCGATCTATGCTTCACGCGGAGACTATTTAAATATCGGGGCAAACGATGGGGATTGTTGGTTCGAATATAAATCAAGCAACCGAGAGATTGGCACACTTCGTATGCACGCTAACGGCGATTTAACCTACAAACGCCAAAAAATCTACCACGCTGGGGCAAAACCCCAATTTAATACGGATATTGAAGGCAAGCCTAATACACTTGCAGGCTACGGTATTGGGAATTTTAAAGTAGAAGAGTTTCGTGGAAATTTAAACACCCTCAAAACTGATGGGATTTATGCAATTACGCAAGCAAGCCGCTCTCAAAATCTGCCCGTATCGACCAGTTGTCACATCCAAGTTATTGCTGGAGGTGATGGTGCTTGGTGCCGTCAATTGGCTTATGTAGCATACAGCACAGATATGTACGAGCGGCATCAGACAAGTTATCAGACAGATAGTTGGTCGGCTTGGAAAAAACTTAATACCGATGGCATCCCTATTGGTGCGGTGGTGTCATTCCCTCGTGCGGTAACCAATCCAGTTGGCTTTTTAAAAGCAAACGGCGCGACATTTAACCAACAAACCTTTCCAGATTTGTATCGAGTGTTGGGCAACAGCAACCAACTTCCTGATTTAACCCGTAGCGATGTGGGGATGACGGCTTATTTTGCCGTGGATAACATTCCCACTGGCTGGATTGCCTTTGATGAGATTGCCACACAAGTTACCGAGCAGCGTTACCCTGAGTTATATCGTCACTTAGTCGGCAAATATGGCTCAATTAACCGCGTACCTAAAGTAGCAGATAGATTTGTGCGTAATGCGGGTAATGGGCTCTCTGTGGGACAAACGCAAGAAGATGAGTTAAAGCGACACGTCCATAAACACATTGAGAATAATACGGCTACAAACCCTCTCTTTTACAATGATAAGACTTTTGATTATAGCTCAAGAGATAGTACAGATAGAGAATCTCTTGATATTGCTACTGCAGTGATTGATAACAATAATGATAACTGGTGGATAACCCCTAACATTAATTCCAACTTTGCAACAGGTGGAAATGAAAATCGCCCTAAATCATTAATCCTCAAATTATGCATCAAAGCCATTAATAGTTTTGATGATGTCGTCTTTTGGATTAAGTCCCATGGCGAGGTAACTAATGCTGGTGCGCTTGATGCGGGTCGATTAGCACAAGGATTACAAGATAAAGCAGACCGTAATCATACCCATACTGTGAGTCAGATTACGGATTTTAATCCGTCAGTAAGAGAGATAGTGACGCAATCAATTACCCAAGGATTTAGTCAAAATCTCGCCGAAACAGGATGGTGTAAATTGCCAAATGGAATGATTTTACAATGGGGTAAGGTAAGAGATGGAGTGGTAACTTATTTCCCTATAGCCTTTCCAGTTCGGTGTTGTGCGGTAACTCTAGGGCAAATAATGAATGTATATTCTTACGATGCTGCTCTATATTTCTATAATAAAACAAATTTTAGAGCCTACATCCAAAGAGGAGAGGCAGTCTATATAGCAATTGGTTATTAATGAAGTGGATATGGAGATTTTTTACAAAGCTATTGTAGGGTGGGCTTACGCCCACGTTACAGTTGCTTTCATTGAAGATAAGGAGGCTTCAGGAAATAATGGTGTAATGTTAAAGGTTTTATGCTGCTTGATTTGCCACAAATCATAATTAGCTTGCATATTCAACCAAAAATTAGGAGAGGTATTATTTAGCAATTGACTTAAGCGAACTGCCATCTCGGGCGTAATCGATGCTTGTGCATTGACAATACGCGATAACGCCACGCGACTAATACCTAGGCGTTTTGCTACATCAGTAATACTGGCACCATTAAGATATTCTCTCAAAATAATACCCGGATGTGCGGGGTTGTGCATTCTCATATTATTACTCCTAGTGATAATCTTGATAATCAACAATTTCAACATTGCCTTCATTGAAACGAAATGTTAAACGCCAATTTCCATTTACTTTCACTGACCAATGTTCTGCCAAGTTGCCTTTAAGGGGATGAAGATTCCAGCTTGGTACAGCCATATCCAAAGGGGTTTGAGCAGCATCAAGTGCGGTTAAAAGCAAATTAAGTTTACTAGCATGCTTTGTTTGAATGCCAGAGGTTGAACCCGTTTTAAAAAAGAGTTCTAGCCCTTTGTGCTTAAAAGAAAGAATCATAATCACTCCACTGTATAGCCAAAATATACAAAATAGTGAATAACTTGTAAAGTATTTATATACAAAAAGGAAAAAACAATGACAATCTACTACAAAAACGGCTTTTTTGATGACACTGACGGCGGTTTTGTGCCTGAAAGTGCGGTAGAAATTAGCCAAGAAACCTACCTTGAGCTCCTTAATGGACAAGCCCAAGGCAAGCAAATCATCACAGATAAAACAGGCTATCCTGTATTAATTGACCCACAACCCAGTGCGGCACACGAGTTAAATCTTGACACGCTTACGTGGGAAATTTCAGCCGAAAAACAGACCGCACTTTTTGCACAACAAAAAGAGGGATTACTGAATAAATTAGCGGACAAAGCCGACCAACTTAAAAATGGATTGCTGGCAGGCTATCCACAAACGGAAATTGAAAGTTTTTACCGTCAGGAAAAAGAGGCGTTAGCGTGGCAAGCCGACCACAACACAGCGACACCGATGCTCACACAAATCGCCCAAAATCGTGGTGTGCCGTTTGAAATATTGGTAGAAAAAGTGATTGAAAAATCCGCCCAGTTTGCTGTGTCGATTGGCATCATTATCGGGCAACGTCAAGCATTTGAAGACCGTTTGTTGGCTTTAAAAACACCAGAGGAATTAACCGCACTTGAACAGGAGATTAACGAATGGACATTAAACGCAAATTAACACGCTATGGCTATCACGTGATTATCGCCATAGACCAACTGTTTAACGCTATAACGGGCGGGGCAGCAGATGAAACCCTTTCTAGCCGCACTTATCGAGGCGCGATATTAGCAGAAAACCCGAAAAAACGCTGGCGAGTACTATATCGTGTCATCAACGGCATTTTCTTTGACCGCAATCACTGCAAAACAGCTTATGAAAGTGAATTAAATCGTAAACAGTATTCAGAAGATTTTATAATCAATTAATTTTAGGTAATGCTTAATATGTGGAAACAACAAAAACTAAAATTATCCCCACAGGCAAAAACAACATTACAAAACGCACAAAAGGGGATTATTTCCCCTTTTTCGCTATCTGTAAGTGGTACTAAATTAGGTGTGCATAATTGGTCGCACGGTATCAAAGAAAAGTCAAATCACTATTTGTCACCCGAAAATGCCGTGAAAGCACTGGCGGCAAAGTTGGTCGATTATGCCGATCCGAATCGCCCTAAAGGTGTGCAGGATGTCGTGGTCATTATGGTAACAAGTAGCAATATTGATCAGTTTATTGCAGAGTTGGAAAAAGTGCGTGAGCTATTGCCTGAGCCAACATTTAAGCAAGCGCTAGACTATGCGAAATCAAGTAAAGATTTACAAGAAACAAAAATGATAAAAACGCCAACTATGGCAAGTCCATCATTTTCCAATAGTGCCGATATTACGCCAGGTTCCGCCCGCACGATGCAAAGTATTTTACGCAATGCGACATCTGCAGCGGTTGCGGCACAAACTAAAGACCCAATGACGATGATTGAGGCGTTAAAGGCAGCTAAAAAAGAACGCGATAAAGCCAATAATGAAAAAGTCGAAAAAATGTTGAACACCTCAGCGAATGTGTATGCTTTTGTTGTTTCAGATTATCTTGAAATCGCAGAAAGTAAAATGAAAGTGAATGTGCCAAAGTCCAGCAATGTATTTACCACTTGCGTTATGTTTATTGGCGCAGATTTAACCAATATTAGAGGAATGTTGCAAAATGCAGAAACGTAATCCCAGTGTACAACTTGCACTAAATGGCACGCCAATTTATTTAAACAATATTTTAATGTCGGTTTCGGTCAAACGTGAAGAAAAAGACATGAGCGGTCAAAAATCAAGTACCAAAAAATCAGATAAAGGCGTAAAAGCCAAAGAGTTAAGCGTAACGGGGTTTATTCCATACAACAGGAAAGAGTGGCTGACGCAGCTTTTCAATTTAGCTGAGGCAGAAACGGGTAAAGGCGAGCAAACAAAATATCGGGTCTCTTGTACAGTGGCTGAAGCCGTGAATATGCGAGAAGTGCAATTTAGTGGCGAGGTTTCCGCAACAGAACAAAATGGGCAGTTGGGGTGGTCGATTTCATTTAGGTTGCGTGAAGTCAATTCTGTTGCTGAGAAAAAAGACCAGCGCAAGAAAAAACCAAAGGTAAAAACGCAAGGTGAGAACGCGCCAGTAGCAAAAAGTGCGGGTGAAAATTCGGGGAAATCTGGAGAAGAAAACAAGTCGGACGAAAGAAAAGGCTTGCTAAAAGATGTAGATGATTGGATTGGTTCATAAATGAAAATTATAAAAACATGCATTATCGATGATGAAGAATTGGAACTTGCTGATGAACTTATCGTTTTAGAACTTAATAATACGGGGCGCGGATTTGTTACTGTTCGTACCGAAAAAGACTGCATCGGAAAAAGTGCAGTTTTTGAGATGGGAGAATATGATCACTATTACAAATGGTTCGATGGTATTGTTGAGCGTGAACAAAGTGCGGAAAACGGCTATAAAAAATTATTTATTCGCGAAAAAGTGGCTGTGTTTGAAAAGCCGTTAAATTGCTCTCATCGTCATATTACTTTGCGTGATTTATGCGCGTGGATTACAAGCCAAACAAAAATCCCAGTAAAAGTACCGCAAGCAGATTATGCGGATACGCCGATTTCGTTGTTTACTCATAATGGCAGTGGTTATCAGCTTTTAGCCAATATTGGGCGACAATATCAAATAGCAGATTATATGTGGCAACAATCGCCAGACGGTTCTTTGTTTGTTGGTTCGCATAAAGATTCACGCTGGGCAGGGAAAAACATTGAACTAGATGAAAGCATTACTCTGACAAGCGGTAGCAATGATATGACAATTCCGATTACTGCTGCTATTCGACCAGGTGCGATTATCAATGGAAATAAAATTCAGAAAGTAGAATTGTCTGGCGATGATTATGTGCTTTCGTGGGAAAATTTAGGCAAAGATGGTAAGCCAGAACAAAAAAGCCCAGAACGCCGTCAAATGGAAAAAACATTCCCCGAACTGGCTGGCGGTTATCATTTACCGAAGTATGCGAAAGTCATTGGCGTTGCAGACCCCTCAAGCGGTGGCGATATTTCTGATCCGTTCCGCCCAAAATATGCCGTTGAATTGCAACTACTGGACGAAAACGGCAACGAGGATAAAACGGTGCCGGTTTATCCAGCTGTGCCTTTGCCTGTAACAAGTACAGGTTCACAAGGTGGGGATTTTGCCTTTCCTGAAGTGGGCACAATGGTTGAAGTAGGTTTTGCTTATGGGCGAAGCGATCAGCCTTTTGTACGAACTATGTTAGCACAAGGAAAAACAGTACCGAGTGTTGCACCTGGAGAACAACTCAAGCAGCAACGCCCCGAAGTGTATGAGCGCACCGATGCCGCAGGCAATAAGATTCGCGAAACCGATCAGAAGATTACAGATAAATCCTTTGAACGACACATCGAAACAGATAGTGAAGTAAAACAAATTGGTACATCAACAAAAACAGTAGATTCAGATAGTACGCAAACTATAGGCGGAAATAAAACTGTTAGCGTATTGGGTAGTATCAATGACACGACTGCAAGCAATCGTACTGTGGGAACAGGTGGCACGCTACAAGAAAAAATCGTGGGATTGGCGCAACGTGTTTCGGACGAAAAGAATAAATTTGTGGCGCCGCTAAGTTATATGGGAACAGAAAGTCAGAATATTTTTAGATTGTTAGAGGATACTATTCAGCTATTAGGCGAAGTTGCGAGTGCAGTGGCAACGCATACGCATAGAGGATCGCCACCGCCAGATCAAGCAAGCACATTCAACCAGCAGGCAAACAAAGCAAAAACAATCAAAAGTAAACTCACGCCTATCATTGAGTAACAACCGCAATTCATATCAAACCAAAGCCGCACAATGTTGCGGCTTTTCTTTATGTTTCCGATATGTATGTCGGAGATATCAACCACGGAAAATCTAAGTTATTGTTATAATAAATAAATCTACGTAATAAGCAATATAAAACAATTCCACGGAAATTTTTCACGTAAAAACCCAAGACACGGAAAATTCGCTTCCCTTACTGCCGAATTTACGTTAAAAATTTGTGTTTTTTCAGTTAGATTTCAAAGTAAAAATTAATCTAACTTATTGAAGTAAAAGAGATCATTAATGCAACTGAATAGAGATCTTAACTGTAAAAATTTCAATCTTTTTCATCATTTTTCACTTAAAATAGATCATTAATAATAGAAATAACAGGATAACCTAATGATTTTTAAATCGTTTTTAAATTTTCCGTGTGAAACATGAGAGTAATTGATTTCAGTTAATTGACTGGCGGTTATCGCCATTGTTTAAAGATAGATTTAAAAGTAAAGATAAAAACTAGATATTTATAATCGCCACTTTGTCGCCAGTTGAATATTATTGGTGGGTCGTGAAGGATTCGAACCTTCGACCAACGGATTAAAAGTCCGCTGCTCTACCGACTGAGCTAACGACCCAATTAGATGATTTTAAAGTAAATTTTAAAATCTTTGGATTGGTATTTTAAATGGTGCCCGAAGCCAGACTTGAACTGGCACGCCTCGAAAGGCGAGGGATTTTAAATCCCTTGTGTCTACCGATTCCACCACTCGGGCAAATTGGAGCGGGAAACGAGGCTCGAACTCGCGACCCCGACCTTGGCAAGGTCGTGCTCTACCAACTGAGCTATTCCCGCATTTATCACTAA